ATCGGGATATTCCACAAAACATTCAATCCAGCAACTACACGCTTGTCCTGATTGACGGTGGCAAGCATATCTACAGCACTAACTCAGGCGCACAGAGTATTACCATCCCAACCAATGCTTCGGTAGCCTTCCCAATTGGAACTGCATTCACTATCGTAAACAACGGCACAACCTCAATCACTATCGTCACCACATCTTTAACGGTGTATCAAGCCGGAACATCTAATACTGGTAACCGGACTGTGGCTACCAAAGGTGTGGCAACGTGCCTTAAGGTGGCTACCGATACGTGGTTTGTTTCTGGTGCTGGGGTAAGCTAGTGAGCGGTATCATGCATATGCTGGTGGGTGGTGCCGTTTTCTTCCCCCCAACGGCAGTGGATTACTTAGTCATTGCTGGTGGCGGCGGTGGTGGTAACTCCAGAGGCGGTGGTGGTGGTGCGGGAGGTTTTCGCACAGCTACGGCATTTGCAATTAGCTCTGGTGCAATAACGGTGACTGTTGGTGCTGGAGGATCAGGGGCGACTTCAAATTCAGTGCGTGGGTCAGTAGGTGGTAATTCTGCATTTTCTTCCATTACTTCTATTGGCGGTGGTGGGGGTGGTAGTGCTTCTGCTGAACAAACTGGTGGCAGTGGTGGGTCTGGCGGTGGTGGCAATCCAAACGGCGCTACTGGTGGGGCGGGTACTGCTGGACAAGGGAATAACGGTGGCAATGGTAACGGGGCTTCGTCAGACGCGGGCGGTGGTGGTGGTGGCGCAACTTCGGCGGGCGCAGCTTCAGTTTCCAGCACAATATCAGGTGCTGGAGGAAATGGTACCGCATCTCTTTACGCCGCAGGTGTCTCAGTTACTTATGCTGGCGGTGGGTCGGGAGGCGCAGCTTCTGGTGGAACTGTTGCAGCCGCAGGTACTGGAGGTGGTGGTGCTGGGGGTTTAAACGGACTTATAGGTACTGTTGGAACAATAAACACTGGCGGGGGTGGTGGTGGCTCTGGTCAGGCGTATGTTTCAACGGCTGCGTCAGGCGGTTCAGGTCGGGTTTGCATACGATACGCAGACACTCTTGCTGCGGCAATAGCCACCACTGGAAGCCCAACTGTTACTGTAACTGGCGGATTTCGTTATTACGATTTTACCGGTTCAGGTTCAATTACATTTTCATAACGGATAAGTGATGGAAAACCAACATCTAATAAACGCGCTTCTGGGTGGTGGTTTTACCGTTCTTGGCTGGTTTGCGCGGGAACTGTGGGCGGCGGTCAAAGAACTCAAAGCCGATCTTGCCAAGCTGCGCGAGGATTTGCCAAAAGAATACGTTATTCGGAGCGACTATCGCGAGGACATCCGGGACATAAAAGCGATGCTCGCAAAGATTTTTGAGAAGTTAGAAAACAAAGCCGACAAATGAACCCGCTGGTCATATCAGGTCTGTTCTCTGCTGCCCAGTCTTTGATTGAGCGATTCTTCCCTGACCCGGAGAAAAAAGCGGCTGCCCAGCTTGAACTACTGAAGATGCAGCAGAGTGGTGACTTAGCCCAGCTTGCCGCAGAAACTGATTTGGCTAAACTTCAAATTCAAACTAATATTGAAGAAGCGAAATCGACTAACTGGTTTGTTGCTGGCGCAAGGCCGTTTATTATGTGGACATGCGGCGTATCCTTAGCTTACGTTTCTGTGGTGGAGCCGGTATCGCGGTTTGTGGCTAAAGTCTGGTTCGGCTACGTTGGGGATTTCCCTGTTATAGACACCAACCTGACGATGCAGATACTGATGGGAATCCTTGGGCTTGGCGCATACAGAACGGTGGAAAAGGTAAAAAACGTAGAAGGACATAGATGATTACCGTAGCCCAGTATCTAGGTCAGCATCTGAAAGGTCATGAGATGGAGTTGACCGAAGATATCAAGACGAATGCTGCTATTATCTGTGAGAAGGCTAACCAGCTAATCGCTGCTTTTGGGGTAGACCGGGGGCTACGGTCAGGTTGGCGTCCTTCGGCGGTAAACAACCATGCTGGTGGCGCTCCGCATTCAAAGCACATGACGGGTCACGCAGTAGACATTGAAGACAACGACGGAGAGTTGGATAAGTTCTGTCGCAACAATGTCCAGATACTAGAGGGCATAGGTCTTTGGCTAGAAGATGATGTGGCTACGCCGACTTGGTGCCATATCCAGTGTGTTCCACCACGTTCTGGACATAGGTTTTTTATACCATAATGCCACTACAAAAATTACAACTAAGACCGGGGGTTAACCGGGAAAGCACAACCTACGCCAATGAAGGCGGGTGGTTTGAATCTGACAAGATCAGGTTCCGTTCCGGTCAGCCTGAGAAGATCGGCGGCTGGACTAACTTGGCTGCATCAACTGGTGGGGTGGTTAATACCTACAATGGTGTAAGCCGTGATATGAATAACTGGGTTACGCTGAACTACAGCAACCTGAACGGGGTAGGCACTAACCAGAAATACTATGTTGAGAACGGTGGGTTGTATCACGACGTTACCCCACTGACTGCGGCGTCTCCGGTATCTATTGGCGGGACTGGCCCGTTTGCCACTACCAGCGGCTCCAAGCTGGTTTTAGTTACTGTCTCAGCGCATGGTATATCCCCCGGCACTTGGGTTACATTCTCTGGCGCTGTAGCGGGCGGCGGTTTGACGCTTAATGGTGAGTTTGAAGCCATATCAACCCCAACAGGCAACACGTTTACCATCATTAGCCCGACTGCGGCTACTTCTACAAGCGCCAATACTGGTGGCGCTTCTGTTGTTGCTAACTTCCAAATTGCCGCTGGCAGCGCCACTTACACTACTAGCAATGGTTGGGGCGCTGGCCCGTGGAACGGGGCTTATGGATGGGGCGATGCCTCTGCTACGGCAAACTCTATTGGCACACAGCTTCGGTTGTGGACTGCGGATAACTTTGGTCAGGACTTAATCTTTGCCCCGCGTGGTGGCGCTATTTACTACTGGGCTGTAGATACATCCACGTATGCACGGGCAGTGACACTGACAAGTTTGGCAACTACATACAATGCAACAAACGGCCCATATACCCCGACAACTACGCTTGCTGTCATAGCCTCAGATGTTCAACGATTTGTCATAGCGTTTGGTTCAAACCCATACGTCCCCGGTAACTCAGCCACGACATTTGACCCGATGATTGTGCGTTGGTCTGACCAAGAAGATGCATACACATGGGTTCCCGCTGCAACCAACCAATCCGGTGAATACAAGCTTGCTGGTGGTTCAACAATTGTCGCCGCAAGAACGGCAAAGCAGGAAGTCTTAATTTGGACAGACGCGGCGTTGTTCACCATGCAGTATTTGGGGCCACCCTATGTCTGGGGCTTCAACCTGCTGATGGACAACGTTTCCATCATATCGCCTAACGCTATTGCTTCGGTAAATAACCAGACGTTTTGGATGGGGGTAGATAAGTTCTACGTTTACACGGGTCGTGTGGATACCGTTCCTTGCACCCTTCGGCAGTATGTCTTTAATGACATAAACCAATCCCAATCTTATCAGATCGTTGCTGGCACTAATGAGGGCTTCAACGAAGTGTGGTGGTTTTATCCGTCTGCCAATAGCCCAGTAAACAACCGCTATGTTATCTACAACCATTTGGAAAAAATTTGGTATTACGGCACCATGAACCGCACAGCATGGTTGGATTCTCCGCTTCGTCAATATCCGATGGGCGCACAGAGTGTGCAGAATTCATTCTTGGCAACAGCTATAACCTCTACAACGGCTACGTCGCTGACACTGCTTAACGGGTATTCTTACCCCAATTCAGGCACCTTGGTTATTGACTCTGAATACATAAGCTATACGGCTCACGACAGTGGCGACGGTAATACGTTGACTGGGTGTTCTCGTGGCGCAGTTAATCCGGTTACTGGGGCTGCTACGACTGCCGCAACACACGTTCAATACTCAGCGGTAACCTACCTGACACCAAATCAAGTCATGTTCCACGAGAACGGAACAGACGATTACTCCAATGTAACTCCTACATCTATCAACGCTTACGTTCAGTCTTCTGACTTTGATATTGGTGACGGGCATAACTTTGGCTTTGTATGGCGGATGCTGCCTGACGTTACGTTTGACGGTTCTACGGTAGCTGCACCCAAGGTCAATCTGTCTGTGCGTCCGCGCCAAAACTCAGGCACTAACTACGGCGTTGGTGATGCTCCTGCTGTAATCAGCGGTAATAACTACTCCTCTCCGCTGAACCATAACTATGTTGTTCAGCTTTTCACTGGGCAGGTTTACACGCGAATACGTGGGCGGCAGATGGCGTTCAAGATTGAGTCTACGGAGATTGGTGTAGCGTGGCAGTTGGGTGCTACCAGAATTGATGTCAGACCTGATGGGAGAAGGTAGTGGAAAACATATTCCCCGCACTAGCTCCAAGCCTTCCAGTAGGGCCGTTGGAATACGAACAACGGTATCAAGACCAGCTTTTGAATACGTTGCGGCTATACTTTAACCAGCTAGACAGCAATAATGCCCAAATTATCCAAGCAGTCAATGGGTTAACTACCCTACAATGGCTAGGGAGTGACTGATGGCTTTTCAGAACATAACGGCAAATGTGCTTATACCGGCAACCGCAGTTACCAGTGCTTTTGTTACGCTATATACTACTCCAACACTTACGCGCACGTTATTAAAAAGCATAGATGTTTCTAACACCACGAGCGGGGCGCTGACAATATTCATCTCTCTGGTTGCTACGGGCGGTTCGGCGGGGGCAGCAAACGCGTTGTATTCGGGGTATACCATTGCTGCAAACACCACTCTGTCGTGGCGCGGGTTACAGGTATTAGTTGCTGGGACGTTCATCAGCGTTAAAGGCTCCAACACAGGTCTAACCATAACCGCCAGCGGCGGCGAAGCTACATAAGGAATACTATGCAACAACTAGCCCAAGGCATCGCTTCTCTCGGTCGTAACAACGACACCCAACTTGTTCACATGACCCCCGGTGAAGTCGCGGGGCTTCAGCAATTAGCCCTTGCCCACGGCGGCTCCCTCACTGTTAATCCCCATACCGGCTTGGTTGAGGCAGGGTTTCTTGAAGACGTTCTTGGCTTTGCCGCTCCGATTGTTGGGGGCATGATGTTTGGCCCCATCGGTGCTGGTCTTGCAAGTGGACTGACTTCTTATGCAAAAACAGGCGACATAGGTAAAGCTCTGGGTGCCGGTGCGCTGGGCTATGGTGGAGCTTCGCTGCTGGGTGGGGTAGAAAGCGTTGGCGGAGATGCTCTTAGCGAAGCTACGCGTACCGCAGCACAAGACGCGGGCAAAGATTTCGTAACAAACGAGGCTTTGAAGGGCGCAGAAAACCTTTATACGCCTGAAATAAATTTGCCCCAGATTGATTCTGACAAACTTGGGTTTGTAGGAGACTCCAGCGCATTTAGAACCCCTATGTTTGAAACCGCTGATCCAATGCTAAAGCCGTACAACCCTATTGATAAACCGCAATATTTTTCAGACCCTACAACTAAAAATCTTGCGTATTCTGGGGCACCGGATATTGTACCTCCAACTATGCCGTCTTACACGGACAAGCTTGGTGCCGGGTTTAAGCAAATAACCTCATCCGGCCAAAACGCAATGGATTTTGTAAAAAACAACAAACTCCCCCTTATAGCAACGGGGATGGGGCTTGCCGGTATGATGACGCCAAAGCAAGCTGACCCCGCCGCCCCAACCCTGCAAGGGACGCGCCAAGACTACGCCTACGACCAGCCTAGATACGACGCCAGCGGCAGATTAATATCCGCCCCGTCTTACCGGCAAATAGGTTCCACGCCCTACTACAACGCGGCGCAGGGCGGGGAAATTAAGGGCATGGCTCAGGGCGGGGACACTGCGCCTGTCGGCCCGTATGGTGGTTCGACGGCTGGCCCCTATGACCGTTCTGCAAGAGAAAAAGACGAATATCTGACTAAGTTGATAGCTCTGTATAGTCGTGGGCAAGGCGACTTTGCAGGAGCTACGCAAAGACCCACGCAGAAAGCTACGCAGAGGGCAGCGCAGGGTGGGATTATGGGGATGGCTGGCGGTGGGTTTTTTTCAGACCTAATCAGTCAAGTGATGGCAATGGGGCCACCTGAAGCTAAAGCTAAACAATACTCCTACGACCCCGGTGGGCAGAAGTATACCGAGTTAGCCCAAGGCGGCGTTGCCTCCCTGCCCAATGAATACGCTGCGGGTGGTAAACTGCTCCAAGGGCCGGGAGACGGCATGTCCGACTCCATCCCTGCGGTAATCAAGGGTGCCAGACCCCAACGGGCTGCGTTGGCGCAAGGGGAGTTTGTAGTCCCTGCGGACGTAGTTTCGCACTTGGGCAACGGTTCGACGGATGCTGGAGCCAAGAGGCTTTATGCCATGATGGACAAGATTCGTCACGCAAGAACTGGCAACAAGAAACAGGGGCGTCAGATTAACCCCGCTAACTTTATGCCCGCATGATACAAATTAGTTTGGTTCCGCCTACGATGGTTAACCAAATATGGCCTCAAGTTGAAAAGTATTTGGAAGGTGCAGCGGACTATACGCACGGCAGATACCAAGTTGACGACATACTGACAGCTATAACCGATTACGAGCATTTGCTTTGGATTGCATTTGATGGGGCTAATATCAAAGGTGCAGTTGTAACTAACTGCATAAACTACCCCAGAAGAAAGTTTCTGTGTATGACATTTTGTGGCGGGGTTGATTTAGACGAATGGAAAACCCCGATGCTAAGGATGTTACAGGCATGGGCTTTTGATAGTAAGTGTGACGGAATTGAAGCAACAGCCCGTTTGGGCTGGGCAAAAATATTTAAAACTGACGGACATAAACCGTTGTGGCAGACATTTGAACTTCCCGCTGCTGAAGCGGGACTAGGAGAATAGTATGGGTAAAGGCGGCGGCGGACAACAGCAGCAACAGCCGACAAGTTCGACTGTCACTAATACAAATCTCCCAGCATGGGCGCAGCCGTATTCAGAGAAGCTGCTTGGGCAAGCCGGTGCGTTGACGGATATTAACCAGAACCCCTACCAGCAGTATCAGGGGCAGCGTCTGGCTGACTTCACGCCGATGCAGCAGCAAGCTTTTAATACCGTCAACAACATGCAGGTATCTCCGCAGAACCAACAAGCTACTAATCTAGCGGGCGCGGCAGGGCTGGGTAGTTTGGGTGCGGGTCAGCAATACAACCAGATGGCAACCAACCCCGGTGCCATACAAGCGTTCATGTCGCCGTATCAACAAAACGTCACTGATTTCCAAAAGCAACAAGCGGTGATGGACTACGGACGCCAACTTCCGGGCATGGGCGCAGCAGCGTCAAACAAAGGTGCGTTTGGTGGTAGTCGTCAGGCTATCGTAGAAGGTGAAGGGCAACGTAACCTCCAGAACCAGCTTGCCGGTATCCAAGCCACCGGTAGTCAGAACGCATTTCAGAACGCCCAGCAAGCCCAACAGTTTGGTTCTAGTTTAGGGCTGCAAGGCTACAACCAAGCATTGCAAGGGGCCAACACACTTGGGCAGTTGGGTCAGAACCAATACGGTCAGCAGATGGGTATTAATGCTGCACAGCAACAAGTTGGTGCGCAGCAACAGGCGTTTAATCAACAAGGCTTGACCAACCAATATCAGAACTTCCTAGACCAGCAGAACTACCCTTATCAGCAGCTTGGGTTTATGTCTGACATCCTGCATGGGCAAACTCAGGGGCGTGGGATTACAACGCAGCAAAAGATGGAAGCAGCGCCCACCGCGTTTAACAACATGATGAGTCTTGGCCTTGGCGCATACGGTGCCAGTAAGTTGCTGGGCGCTGAAGGCGGCGTAATCAAGGGCTACAAGGAAGGTGGGGAAGTTAAGAAGTTTGTGGGAGGTGGGATTGCTGGTGGGATGTCTATAGAAGCGCAATACCAGCTTGCCTTGACGATGCGCCCTAAAGACTTGGATGCCATAATCAAAGGCCAACAGCGCAGCGACATATCTGCGGGGGTAGCTGCCGCAGCGTTGCCGGTGGCGATAAAGAACGCGACTGCTTCAGCAGGTATACAAGCCCAGCAGGAACTAGCCAAATCCCCCGGCTCGGTGATAGACCGCATGATGGCGCAGAACCAACCGGCGCAAATGCCTGAAGACCAAGGGGGCGTTGCCAGCCTCCCGGCTGAGAATATGAACGACGTTGCGCAAGCTGCCGAGGGTGGTGTGATGGGCTACGCGGGGGGTGGCGGGGTGCAGCACTTTCAAAATAAAGGTAAAGTAGAGGGAGAGGGGCAGGAAGACGAATATAACAGGCATCGTAGGGAGAATCCGTTTATACCGGAAACCCCCGCTCAAGTGCTAGCGCGGCGTACGGCTTTAGAAGACGCGTTGGGGGCGGGTGTTGATGCTACCCGTTCTGCTGCTGGCACTGTTGCTGCGGGAGCTAGAAACTTTAACAGCGCCGTTACTGAGCCTTTTCGTGCTGCGGGTCGGCTTATGGGAGTGCCAATTATGGGCGGCTTACGGATGCTCGGTGTTGACGCGCCATCACCATATTCGCGACCCGCATCCAATCCTACCACGCCCGCCCCCGCTGTTGCTGCCGCTCCTGCTGCTCCCGTTGTTGCTGCCCCTCCTGCTGCCGCGCCAGTTGCCGCCCCTGCTACGGTCAGGACTAGAACGCCGCCACAAGGCTTAGAGCAGCTAGGCTACTCTGAGGAAACCGCAAAGCGACTTTCAGACGGTATCGCCGCAACTGATGCCGCTAAAACAGCAGCAACCCCAACTCAAGAACCCGCTGGGATTGCCGACCTTCAAGTTGGCCCTCCAAAACCAGAAGGATATGCTGCATTCAAGAACCAAGTTACCTCCGCGTCACAAGGGTATCTGGATGAAGCCACCAACCTCCTTAAAGGGTTGACCGCCACAAACGACGAAAGGAACGAAGCTAAAGCGCAAGCTACGGGTATTGCGTTTATCCGTGCTGCTGCGGCGCTGCGTAAAATGGGGCCGTCTGGAGACCGCCAAGCGGACGCTATGGAAGCGTTGGCTAAAGGTGCGCAGGATTACACCGCCACCGATAAAGCCGATAAGAAAGCGGCTCTTGCTGCGGGTATGAGCCTTGCAATGGCTAAAGCAACCTTGGCACAAGGCGACACTAAGATAGCCGCTGATATGTATAACCAGAGCGAAAACATGCTCATGGAAGGTAAAAAACTTGCGGTTCAAGCTGGGCATTGGACTAAGCAAGACGAAACCGCGTATCTGAAAGCTATGGGAGATATAGAAGAAGGACGGGCTAAAATCAAGTTGTTTGGGCAGCAAGGAATTCTTGCTGGGGCACAGGCTACTAGGGTTGATTCTGAAATTAAAGAAAACCTTGGACGTGCTAATTACTACAACCAACCACGGGGGGGCATAACTCCTGCAATTCGGGACAAAGCTGCTGATAACGCCGGAAATGTAATGAAAAGTTTACCGGAACTTGCGGCTTGGAAAGCTAAGTTTCCAAATGACACACTCCCCGCCCTTAGAGACCGCATTTACAAAAGTGAACTGAGAAGATTAAGCGGGGATGCTACAAAGCCAGAGTCAGCGCAGGTTGATAAAGTGCCAAATGCAGCCGAGGTTGCAGGTCGCGTTACGCCTTGACTTTAAAAGATTGGAGCCGCCATGCCGTATTTACAAACACCATCTGGCAAGTATGTTGAAGTTCCTAGCGGCTTGTCTGATGATGATGCTATAAAACTTGCCAAAGACCAGTTTCCCAAGCTATACGCAGATGTAAAAAAAGCCGAAGAAGGGCTTATACCCAGCACAAAGTCAGGTTATGAAGCGCTCAAATCTGCCTACTCAACCACATTTGCGCCGCTGTTCGGCCTCTCTGATGAGGCAATTAAGAAAGGTATTGAACGCTCCCAAGCTAAACGTTCCGAGATTGCAAAATCAAAAAGCTGGGAAGATGTTCAAAAAGCTCAAGAAAAATACGGTTTGTTTGGCGGTGAAAAACCAGAAGAACAGGGCGGCGTAAGCTCTCTACTGAATATGTGGCGTGGGCAGTTGGGCGAGTCTCTACCCCAGATAGGCGCGGTCATGGGTGCGGCGCGTGCAGGCGCTGGCATTGGGTCACTGGCGGGGCCGATAGGCACGATTGGCGGTGGGGTTTTGGGTGCGTTGGCAGCGTCCTATCCGGCGTTTGTTGGGCAGTACGTCGAACGCCAAGCGGAGGAACAAGAAAAAGCTAAAGAAAATAAGCCCCTTGATTACGGTAAAGCCGCCACTGCCGCTGCCCCTGCTGCCGCGCTAGATGTTGCTGAGACTGCTTTTGTTTTAGGCCGCTTGGGTGTTGGTAAACTTTTTGCCAGCGCGTTACCAAAGCTGGGTGTTGAAAAAGCAGAACTGGCACTGGTTGAAGCATCAAAGCGTAGCCTCGCCGGAACAGTTGGGCGGGGGGTTGTGGCTGGTGAAGTTATAGAAATCCCAACAGAAACCGCGCAAGCAGTGCTTGAGCGTTGGCAAGCGGGGCTGCCCCTGTTTGATAAAGGTGCGCAGGAGGAGTATATCGCCACTGCGGTGGGTGTTGCTGGCCCCGCCGCCGTGTTTGGTGGTGTGGGCGGTGCTAGTCGCCGCAGCGCAGCGCGTGATCGGCTTGGCGAAATTCAACAAGTTAGGGACGAGAAAGAAGCGTTGCAGCAAGCAGCACTGCAACAGCAGCAAGCAGCACTGCAACAGCAACAACAAGCATTTCAAGCGTTGCCCGGAATGGCTCCTGCGCAACCGGGGACTAAAAAGACGGAGGGGTTACCTGCTTATGGCGGGACGCAGACCGATATCTTTGGTGAGACTGGCGGTGCGTATACACCCCTGCAAGGGCAAGCGTTGCCTACCGGCATCGAAACCCAGACGCCTGAAGCATCTCTGCAAGATGAGTATCGTAAAACAAAAGCTGAAGGTGACCGGCTAAATGCGGAAGTGGAAGCCGCGCAAGAACAGAAAAATGTTCCTGCGTATAACGCGGCGTTGCAGCAGTTGCAGAAAATTGAAGCGGCTCAAAGCGAACTTATAAAAACTGCTAAAGCTAGCAACGTAATCTTAGATGTTGATTCCGAGTTAAAAGCCGCGCAAGCCGCAACGCAGCGTTACATGAGCAAGAAGCAGGTTATCCCTGATGCGCTTATGCAAAAGACACAAGCGCTGCAAGCACAAAAAGATCAACAGATGCAGCAAGCGGCGGGTGTGGCTCCCGGCCCCCAAGCAGACCTGTTTAACTTGCCGCAGCAAGCTCAAGCGCAAGATACTATGGCTGCGCAGATGCAAGATGAATACATTGCGCCTATGCCTCCCGCCACACTTACGCCGGATATACTTTCTACACGGCAACAAGAAATGGCTGAACGGGATACGGAACAGAAGCAAAAAGCGCAGCAAAAAGCCCAACAAGCTACGCAACAGGCTGCTCAGAAAAAACGTCAAGAAATAGAAAAAAATTATGAAACATTTCAAAAAAAGACGGGGCCAGAAGCCGAAGCAGGTATAGCTGCGGAAAGAACGGCGGAATACAAAAGCCGTTTGGCTAAGCAGTTAGAGGCTCTTGGCTTTGAACAAGGCACCCAACAAGCGCAGCAGCTACTTGAGAACCCGCTTAAAACCGTTCTTCTTGGTAACGGAAAAGTATCCGTGGGCGCTGCCCGGACGTATCAACAAGTAGATACGGCGCTTAATAGCAAACAGCTAACCCCTCAAGTAGCAAATGTGCTTGGTTTAAAAATACCGGCCAATACTACCTATGATTTAACGAATGCGCAGCAAGCCGAAGAAGCCCTTAAAATTCTTGATCCGCACATTCAAAAGTTGGAAGCGTTTCGTAAAAGGGTATTCCCAAGTAAAGACCTTGTGCAGAATGGCAAGCTTACCCCCGCTGGTAAAAGGTTTGTGCGGATAGAAGCAACGTTGCAAGAGCTTAAAGAACTTAGCCGTGCGGCAAAACAAGCCGCGCAGCCTGTTGCAACAGAAGCTGAAACAGCGTTACAGAATTTCCCGCTTGCAACAACAGACGCGGAACCGGAAGATATTGTTAGGAAGAATGTATCAGAGGCTAATGCTTACGCGGATACGCGCAAAACTGCGCTTTTTGACCTTGGCAACATAGTTGATTCGTTGCGTAAGGGCGAAATAACTGACTCTACAATAACTGCCGCCGTTGCTAAAGCGGGGTATACAAAAAACATACGCGACCAACAGCTAGTTGAAGCGGCGCAATTAAGCAACAAAATAGCAGAATCCGTTGTTAACGAAGTGTCTGCGCGTCGTGCTGCGGCGGGGATACCAGCCTTGTCCGATGTTCAAAAAAATAAAATAGTTACACAAATAAATACCAAATTTAAAGCCCTTGCGGAAAAAGGTAAACCACCCGCCAGCAGCGTAATGCATGGGGCGTTAAAAGAAGCGTATTTTAAACTTGGGGATAAACTACTGCGTTTAAAAAATGAACTTGCCGCCATGAAAGAGGCCGCTAGTAAAGCGCCTCCTAATATGGAGGCAACGATTGCCATACGCCGTAAGCAATTAGAGATTACACAATTAACAAAAACGCTTACGGCAATGCAACAAAAAGTTGCTGCTGGCCCCATTGAACGCGGCATGACAATTTCTGATAAAAGAACCGGAGAGTTAGCAAAATTACAGCGCGGGATTGATTATTTTGTAGAGGCCCTTGTTGGTAAAAAAGCACGGCCCCAAAGTAAAATAATTCCGTTTGGGCTTGCCCCGCAAAGCGAAGCTGCTGAAACATCTCGTGCAGAAGGAAGTTCGTACGCACTCAACAAATTAACCGCCGCTTTAGGTGAGCAGGTAATGGCCCCCGGCGTTCGTGCAGCTATGCGGGAAGCAAAGGGGTTGCTTGAAAAAGGCCGTGGAACTGCCCAAACAATTGAAGCAGCCACGGATTTGGCGGATCGCGTTGTTATGGGTAGGGAAGTGGATGCCCAAGCGCTACAAGATGCATTGGCGCTTAATCGGCAAGCTTTAGAAGATACTTCTAAACAAAAAAATCTGTTTCCCAGCAAGTTAACTTCTGTTTCTAGGGAAACTCCTGCGCAATTTGAAAGATTGCGCAAAGAAAAAGCTTTTAATCTTAAACAACAAAAAGCGGAAGAGACTCGTGCGGCAAAACTTGAAGCTGCACGTAAAGCAAAAGAAAAAGCCCTTACACTGAAACAAAATATAGAAGTGCAAGAAGAAATAAAAAATAGAGTATCTAAGGATATAGATATTCTGCGTGGGCAAGTGTCTAAAACGCGGATGGAAATTGAAGCTCTTATTAACGCCAATACGAAACGCGGTTTTGCTTTAGCTAAATCGCTTCGTAGTTTAAAACGAGCTATAGGCTCTGTAAAAAATTCTAAGTTTTTTGTAAAATTGACGGATACGCAGGTTGCAAAAGCTAAAAGCATTGAAGAAAAAGCGCGGCAAAAGTATATTCAATTCATTGCTGAAAATAATAAAAAACTAGCACAAGAACGTGCTTTATTAACACGTTTAGAAAAATACATAATACAGTTAAAAACTGAAAGCGAAATAGCGCGGGCAACTGAAAAATACAAAGCGCATAAAAATACCATAGAAACCATATTAAAAAATACCAAAGTTTTTGAGGATGGCCTGTCGGATAGCGTTGCTAAAGATTTGGCCCCCTATGTTACCGGCACTCGCACTTTTGTTTCTGAACTAGTTCCAGTTAAAGGGGGTTTGCCGGGAACAGAAATTGCGGCTATTGAAAAACGTATAAAAGACTTGCGTAGTCGCGCTCGTATAATAGCTAAAGCCGTAGGCATTACGGGGAATACTGAACAGCTAAACCCCTACGCTGGCGCAGAAACAAATACGCCTAAGAAAATACAGCTTGAAAACCGGCGCGGCGCTATCCTTGATGAGATAGCAAGACTTGAAGAGCGTTTGCACATAAACGTTTCTCGTGAAGTTGTTTCAACCGTTTCTGAAACTCCTACGCAAAAATCTAAAGCCGAAGCTTTGGAACGCAAGCTGTCGTTGCTGCCAAGCAATTATAGAAAAACCAAGATTGCGTACGAAGCTATAGATAAACAGTTAGCGCCGCTTAAAAAGATTGCCGCTAAAAAACAGCAGTCTGAGCAGTTCATGGCAAACATGGCGTATGTGCAGTCTAAAAAAGATGCGGTGGGAAACAAGCTTTTAAAAATTATAGAAGACGCTGAAGCTAACAATATAAATTTAGAGTTGTATCAAAGTTCTGAAAAAAGCCAAAAAAATTTACAAGAAGTAATTCGCACTGGCGTAGTAATTGGGGATCGTGAAGTGTCGGGTCGTGGTGTGCCTCCTCGTATGCGTTTTGGTATTCCAGACAAAGAAAAAACTCCCGGAAAAGTAACCACCTCTAAAACTGGTCGTAAAACTAAGACAGACTACCGCGAAGCCACGGAACAAGACCGTGGTGTTGACGCCAAAGCCGCAGCGGACGTGGCGGCGCGGATTAAGAAAGCCCTGCCCAAAGGGGTAGAGGTTGTATACGCCCCAACATTGGCCGATGCCCCCCAAGCGTTACGCGATGCAATGGCTGAAGATGGTGTTACTTCTGCCAAAGGCGCTGTGATGCCTGACGGCACCGTTGTCATCATAGGCGAGGCGCACAAGACCCTTGCTGACCTTGAAGAAACGTTTGCCCACGAGTTGATTGGGCACTACGGCGTAGATACCATCATTGGTAAAGACGGTATGCAAGCGCTGGTTGACCGGCTGTTCAAGCAGGGCGATGCGCACGTAGCAGACGTTGCTACGGCGCTGGGCGTGTTCCCTGACGTTGAGACCGCGCTGGCAGCGTTGGGATACACCCGCCCAGAAGTTGATTTGACACGTAGAAAATTGCTGAAAGGCGCGGCAGCGGCTATGGCAACGCCCGTTATGCCTACCAATTTGGTAAAAGCTTTTAGCAGTATTACCCCAGAAAATGCTATTGATAACATGTACGATGTATGGGATGCCAGTGAAAAATGGGTTAGTAGTGTCCTTACGGTGATACCAGCTAATTTACAGAAACAAGCTAATGACATTTTACATACTAAAATACACGCTATTGCTGGTGAAGACATTTACAACGCGTGGGATAACCAAGGAGAAAATTGGGTAGCTGAAGAATATATAGAAGATGCTATCAAAACGCATGGCGTAGAAAAATTAACGGCTAATTTAAAACGCGCATACGACGTTGCTGTTGCGGACATTGTAAAATTGGCAAATTTTCAAAATAAACAGACCGAAACACAAACCCAAGAAACAACCACGCAAGAAGTAGACTCTAGAGAAGCCATTAAAATGGCACTTGTGCGCGAGATGGTTGCCCACGCTGCCGAGGGGCGTCGTGTTGCGCCCACCTTTACCGAGAAGGTTAAGACCTTTGTGCGGGACATGGTTGCTGCGGTGCGTAGTTACTTCCGCAACTCCGGTCTGTCGGAGATGGCAAAGCGTGATGCTAAAGAAATCCAAGCGTTGATCCGTGAGTCGTCACGCAACTTGGCAGCGGGGCGGCTGGGTGCCTACGTATCCCCCGATGGCACAATTGCTTTTAGAAGCAAGGAAGGCCCACGCCCCGCAGGTATGAGCGCGGAATCGTGGGCTATGATGCACACGGTAGTGGCGCAGGACAGGTCTAAGATTGACGAGATACGCGGCAACGTAATGGGTTTGGCTGGCATGACCCAGTTTGTAGACCGGTATGCGCCCGTTTGGGCGGCGCTTAAAAAAGGCGTTGCTGGCAAAAAGATAACAGACTTGGAAGCGTCCCAAGTGCGTTATGACTTGAGTGCGCGTGACAAGATAATGAACTTTACGCGGTTGGTTGCGGCAAACGGCGCTCTTGAATACAAACAAAAAGGCACTGGTGCTAACAAGTATTGGATGGTTGAAACCAAGAACAAGGACGGCGCTAATCTTGTTAAGGTGTTTAAAGCTATAGGTGAATCAGGTCTTGCTGAAAAAGATGCTGGTGATATGTTTACCATGTATATGGCAGCGCAGCGGGTTAAGAACGAGAAAATTGGCGTTGATAAATTAAATTTTGGTAAAGACAAGAACGGCAATCAAGTATTGACCGGGGCTAAGCTGCAACAATTTGAGCGCGAGATTGCGGCAATGCCCAGAGTTAATACTGCATTTGAAAAAGCGCGGGGTATATACAACGAATACAACAAAGGGCTGGTTGATTTTGCCGAACAAGCGGGGGCACTTTCTAAAGAAAAAGCTGATGCTCTTCGCGCTACCAAAGACTACATTCCTTTCTACCGGGAAAACCCTAGCGGTGAAATTGAATTGATTTTGGGCAGTGAATCAAGTCCGATTATTGTTGGAAATTTAACAGACCAACCGCATTTGCACGGTTTGGTGGGTGGTGACACTGCGATCAGTAACATCTTTACCAGCGCGGTGCAGAACACAAACCTGCTGACAGACATGGCGCTGCGTAACATTGCAACGGGTAGTGTTGTGGATACACTGCGCAAGCTCAACATGCTTGAAACTCGTAAATATAAAGACAAAAAAACCGGGGAACAAAAAGAAGACTTTAAAATTTCGGATGCGCATAAAGGCGCTAATGTTATTCGCTTTAGAAAAGACGGCGAAGATATTGCGGTGCGCGTAAAAGACACAAACGATACGATGTTTGAAGGTATCCCGCCGACGCTATTGGTCAAAGGGCTGGAAGGCGTTAAAACTACAATGCCCAAGGCGCTGGAACTTATGGGCCTCCCTGCGCAGTTCCTGCGCCGCGCTGTTATTTTGAGTCCGATGTATCCGCTTCGGCAGGTTGTTAAAGATTCGTTTTCTGCGCTGGGAACCAGTGGCGCTAACTTTATACCGATTGTTGACCCCTTTAAAAACATATATAAATCGTTGACTGGCACCAGCCGCGAAGCTGCGTTGCTTGAAAGCCAAGGGTTGCTGGGCGGGCAAGTTCTTGCCGGAAGCAGCAAAGAAGCGCTGTCTACGGTTTTGCGCGGTGTTGTTAGTGGTAAGCAGTCAATATCAGGATTGCTTGCGTATGCTGAAGCCAAGAGCATGGAGGCTGATGTCGGTGTGCGTTTGTCTGCTTACAACAGCTACATCAAGCAGGGTTTGAACGAAATGGAGGCGTGGGTAGCCGCCAATGAAATTACAGATTTTAATCGGCGCGGTGTATCCCCTTCGGTGCAATGGGCCAATACGTTGTATCCGTTCTTTAACGCGCAGATACAAGGCTTGAGTGTGTTTGTTAAAGCCATGACGGGCAATATGCCTTACAACGAGCGCTTAAAGATTCAAGAAAAGTTTAAGCAACGGGTTGTGGCAATGGCTGCGTTTACGGTTATGTATGCGATGGCGATGGAAGACGACGAAGCCTACAAGAACGCCACACCGGAGCAAAAACTTAACAACTGGTTTGTGCGTGTTCCGGGGTTTGATGAACCGCTTAAGATACCAATTCCGTTTGAGTTCGGTTTACTGGCTAAAGCCGTACCGGAAGCCATTTACAATTCTGTAGCTGGAGATGGCGACGTAGCGCCCATTGCGCAAGCGTTGGTGCAGTTGGGTATTAACGCGATTCCGGGCGGTTCCAGCAAGGGCATACCGCAATTCCTTGTGCCGGTTGTTGAAAGCATAACCGGTAAAGACTTGTTTACCGGCGCAGATGTTGAGTCTGCTCGTATGCAGTCCCTTGACCCTGCGCAACGGTATAAAGATACAACAACTGAACTGGCAAAGGTGCTTGGCAGCATGGGCATTCCGGGGGTATCGCCAGTTAAAGTGGATCAATTTATAAAAGGCGTTGGAGCACAAACGTTGCTGTCTGCTGTGTCACTGGCTGATGCGTTTATTGCAAGCCCTAAAGTGCAACAGGCTGAAAAGAAAGCTTCCCAAGTTGCGTTCTTTAGTAGCGCGTTTCAGCCAAACGACGCTGGCGGTATCATCAACCGCACTTATGAGTTGATGCAGGACGGTGAGCGGGCGGTTAATACCTACAACAAACTGTACGCGGATGGTAACCCCGCTGAAGCCGAAGCGTATCTCAACGCTAATATGCAACGGGTTTCAATTGGCACCAGTTACGGGGACTTTAAAAAAGATATGAAACAGTCAACCGATGCCATAACTGAAGTTAAAGCTTCTGATCTTTCGCCCCGCGAAAAGCGCAACCGCATAGACCAGTTACGCAAAGAGCAGATAGATACGGCTAAACTATACCGCGACATCATACGGAAAGCCGCGTAAACAACACGCCGTGCTTGCCTTTGTATAGACCGAAAGTTGTTTTACCTTTGATGCGAAGATGCAGGGCTACCTTCAGCCCTGTCTCTTTCGTTGCGTATACATCCAGCGTTGGCACGAAGAAGCTACCCCACACCGGGGTTTCATTCCACGGGTAGTATATCCGTATCTTTTTCGGCATCGGGTTCAAGCAGGGGTGACTCAGGACGGCTGATCTTTATCGCATTGACCCGCATCTGTGGGCCTTTGGTCTTAGACAACATGTCCTTTTTAACGTACTCAACACGGTGCAACTTCTCCATCTGCTTACGGAAGTCGGCATACCCGAAGCTCATGCTGGAACAGTAGGATTTCAGTAGCCCCTCTTCTATAAAGAAGTTTACGTAGCCCGGTGTTATGTTCCGTTCCACCCGCCCTGAAATCTGGGTGCGTGTGATGGATTCATCTACCGTCCCCGCCTCGCCAAAGGTAGCCTGTATCGCCCCGTCAATAGCGCGGACTACGATGAACTTGCCATAGAACTCACGGATGTAGGCGTTCAGGATATCTTCAGCCGTGCGCACGTTGGAGCGAACCGTCTGACGGGCTTTCTCCACAATGACTTTCAGGCTGATGATAATGTGCTGAATCGGGAGGTTTACCACGTTGGAGTATTTCGACCCCGCTAGGATGCACCCCGCCACACAACACGCCACGCCAGCGTGCCAGTAGCGCTCGTCGTTGGTCATCTTGAACTCAGCCCTGATGCGCTGGTAAACACTCTGGTAGACCGCCATAGCCGTGCTGCGGTTGAGGGTCAGCCACTGCGCGTAAACATCGCCAGCGGTGCCGTGGTGGTAGCGTAGGGTCTTTATAACCTCGACCTCATGCACCTCCCACGAGAGCGTCTCGTTAGTAACCCACTCCAGCATCCGGCGCATCTCACCCTCAGAGGAGTGCTTACGCCCACCGGTCAGGTAGTCCATCATGTGGGTGTTGGATGACAGCACCGCCATCAGCGACCAGACTGAGGTGTTCAGCCGTTCCTTGTTCGCCCCTGACTCCATACGCTCTTTAGCGCGGCCTTCAGACAGGTCAAACACGAACTCAGGAAACCACTCTGCATCGCGCCTGTTCTTACTGGTTATCTCATCGCTCAACAGCGGCAGGTTCCGTAGCAGCCCCGCCCGTTGCTGCATGGCTACCGCAGAGGTGCTCTTGCCTACGCGGTAGTCACGAGGGTGCCCCCAGATAGACGCCGCCAACTCCAGCGCTACGGTCTTGCCGGTGCCTGACTCCGTTGAGCCAGCGTGGAAGGTTAGGCCGTCCAGTCCCGTGAACTCCATCAGCGGGGAGCCAAACCCTACCCCGCAGCCAATCGCCAGCACGTCGTATAGCCCCTTCGCAATCAGCATTTCGGGATACTTACGCCATGTCTCCAACGTTCCTTTTGGTGTGGTGGCGTGGGTAAGGTTCTCTAACCCCGGCATGGGTATCTGGCGAACAGTCTGGTCGGGCATGAATATCTTACCCCCCGCCACAAAGCCGCCGTCCGGTTGCCAGCCATAGCTGTTAGGCACGTTGATGGCGTTCTTGTTGGAAGATACCGCCTCCACACACGCCCTGACGTAATCAAACAGGTTCTTATCGTTGCCAGAGCCATACGCCGCCACGATGTTCTGTGCTGCCAGCGCTTTAACGGTATCGTCTTTACTGACTACGGCTTTCTGCTGGAGGGATATCTGCACTGGCCCTTCAGGGCGCGTAGCCAGCATGAACACGTAATGTTCTTTGTTGACGTTCAGCAGGTCTACAACAAACAAGTCATACGGTAATACCAAAACTTGTTTCTTAATAACGTTCTTACTCTCGTCCTCCACTTCCATCTCACGATACACGCCTCCGTTCTTACCGTAAGAGAAGCCGCGTGGTGGTGTGGGGCGCGTTACTTTGATTTGGCTAGGACGCACTGGCTCACCAGATGAGCTACTCTCAGGCAGCAGCGTGATTTCTTTGGTGGTGTTGTCCGTTGCTAGCTCCCGCCCCAGTGCGAGGGGGTTGGTGATCTTGCCCCAGTTCGGGCATTTCTCGCACAAGCCGGGGTTCTCGCCATCCAGTTTGACGCAGGAGTATGGCCCCTTAATCTCGCGCAGCTTCTGCTCCATACGGCTTTCGTCGTAGGGGTGCAATCCTGACAGCCACTTCGCAGCCTTGGTAACGTCCACGCACTTCTGCGCTATCGACAGCAGCCCACGCCACAGGGGTTCCATACCCTCCTGCTTTGCGTTCTCTACGTAGTGGCGCAACTGCAAGCACCCAGAACCTCCTTCCGTGCGCAGCATGATGGTCTTGAACCGCGTGATGCTGTTCTCGATCAGCTTGACCTGCGATGCGGTTTGGCGTTTGGGGCGAATGCCGGGAATGGACGCAGGGTTGAATATCGGTTCAGCTACAGCCTCTCCGTTAATCTGCACCTTGAGTGCTGCTGCTACATCTGCAAACACAAAGGTGCCGCCCTCCACCATAAGCTTGGCCTTGCGGGGCTTGCCCTTAATCTTCCAGTTGAAGGAGTCAGGCACACGCAGCACCCGCGCTGCATCGGCGGTTACAGTAAAGTCGATATGAAGCGAGTGCTTCTTGCACAGGCGCTTGAAGTTCTCAGCGACAGAACGCCACTGCGCGATAAGTATGTCTTCGGTGAAAGGCCAGTAGACGTGCAGCCCCCCGCCTGACGTGACAACCCAAGGGTTGCCCATTGCGCCAAACTTCGTCTCCTGCAAGAACGTATCTAACGCGGTTGCGGCAGCTTGCTTTGTTAAATACGGCTTGCCTCCACCACAGTCGATGTCAACAAACAGCGACTTCATGTATAGCGCGTTGGGCGCAGTGCGGTTACCGCTTTCCGTAAAGCTTGCTAATGCGAAATAGGTATCCCGTTTTTCTGCGATGAAACGTGCTATGTGAATGCCAAGGTCTTCAACCTTGTCTACGAATACGTGTTCTTTTTTCTTTGAGCTTAGTTCCGCGACGCACAAAACCCCCGCCGACGGCACTACAGCCGCTATGAATTCCAGCGGTGTCATAGTAACCCTTCGTTGTGGGATTAAGTGCTTGCTTGGCTTACGGCAAGGTCATAGTTTGCGTCATACAGTTCTGTGTAACGACGAAAGATTTCTTTCTGCCAGCGTATGGGCAACCCGTCGTGAATATACTGGTATGCGTTGCGGATGAGTTCTTCATCGGTCAAGTTTTCAGGTGGAAGCGCGAGCATACGGTTCTCCATGCGTGTTCGGCGGTTTGTGAATCTCGTAAGATGGCGATTATTTCAGTAACTTTATCGCGGTAATACGGCGCGACAACACCGCCAAAAAACCAATTGTAAATAGTTTGGCGCGTTGCACCGGTTGCCTTTGAAATGCGAAGCACGGAAAAGTCTGTGCGCACGGCATGACCGCCCAACGTCTTGCCCATACTGCTCGGCGCTACGGCTATCTTTTTTCTAATCGAACTTTTATACGGCATACTGTAGCGAGGGGCTTAACACCCCTCGCCCTTCAGGTTAATTAATCGTCTGTATCTTTATCCCAATCGGCCACAACGGACGCCAGCGATGTTGTTGCCGGTGCTGCCGGTGGCGTTGCGCCCTTGCGGACGGGCGGTTCCTCTACGTCCTCCTCTGGCTCGGCTTTGGGCTTGGCCTTCGGCTTGGCCTTCGGCTTCGGAGGAGGTGCGTCTTCCTCGTCATCGTCAGGTGGGAACTGTGGCCCTTTGGGAGCTTCAATCTGTGCTGGCGCGGTAGTGGGGGCAGCACCTGCCTTATTCACGTTAGCAATCGCGTCTTTGGCATCCTGCGATTCAGCCTTGACCTGCACCAGTTCAAACTCTGCGTCTTCCAGATAACGCACGGTGCGGAAGAACAGCTTGGGCGAAGACTCGCGGGTGTCGAACTTGATACGCGTAACCACAAGGTCAGGGTCGATGTTCTGCGCGTCCAACCACCGCGCATAAGCTTGCAGCGGGTAGTTGCCGTTCTCTTCTTTACCAAAGAGTGACTTCGACGGCACCGTTAGCTGCAACACGTTACCCTGAAGGTCGTTGGCAAGAACCAAAGCAACACGTTGGTAATAGCGGCACCCTTTAGTGTCGCCGTCACCGCTACCCTTGATGTTCATCGGGCAGCTTGCGCAATTGTCACCCTGCTTTTCGTTAACGCCAGCATCCGGTTTGATACCGTCCACGGATTGGCACTTGGGTGCTGCGGTTTCCGACTCGCTATACTTCACACCGTAGAAGATGCGCCCGACTTTAGGAGTTGCGTTGACAATCACCACATCCAGATGGCGCTCCTCAATGGACGCAATCTCTTTACCGCCAGCCACCAAACGAAACACGCAACCCTTGATTGACAAGCGATGCTCGTAGCCACCACCGCCACCACCAGCCAGCGCCTTCGCCAGTGCGGACGGGCCTTTACGATTACGTGCAAAAGCGGGGAGTTGCGCGGGATTAAATACTGCCATTTCTGTAGCCATGTTCATTCCTTTAACTAGGTTTTCTAACAGTCACTTCATACTCAGAATCAGAGTTCAACCCCGGTGGAACATCTTCGGGATTCTCCTCCAGCCACTTCGCCATATTCCGTTGAGCAATGCGCCGCTCAAGGAGGTCAATCGTGTTGTTCTTGATGCAAAAATCTTTAAACGAATCCCAGTCCTGCGTGGTGTAGCGAGTCTTTACGCCCAGCATGACCGTTCCATACTCTGTCTTAACCGACTTGGAACCCAACGCTTTCATCTGGTCGCGCATGGCATTAGCTACCTCAGACTTCTGCGCTTCCAAAGCGGCCTTTTGTTTTTCGTAGTCTTGCGTGAGTAGCTGAACACTCGTGCGAATCTTGAGATAGATTTTCGCAAGCCTGTCCATAGGAACTAAATCTTCTGTTGTCATTTTTATCCTCGTTGTGTTTACTGCAAGTAAAAGATTTTACAGGTCGATAGTTCTATTCGCAAGCTCATCTTCATAAAGTTGGATGAGTATTCCGTGGCTATCAACTTTTCCTGCTAACTGCTTGAACATACGGCGTTCTATGTCGCTGCCTTGTATGTGAACCACCGTAACTTTGTTTCCCGTCTGCCCTACCCTGTCCGCACGGGCTATGCACTGGAGGTAAGTCTCAACAGACATCACCGGCCCCCAGAAGACAACCGTATCAGCCGCCGTGAGCGTTACCCCGTGAGAGGCAGCTTGCGGTTGAATGACCAGCACCCGTGGTTCTTCGGCGGTTTGAAACGCATCGAATATCAGTGCACGTTTAGAAGCAGAAACATCTCCGTGTATCTTGGTGTTAGAGATGCCATGCTTATCAAGGTAGCTGCTGATGGTTTCTATGCTGTGCCGGTAGGGTGCGAACACTAGCACCTTGCGGGTAGTTTCCTCCAGTGTTTCCAGCAGCACTGCCAACCGTGGGGCGCAGTCAAACTCCACTACCTCCTTGTTGTCGGTGTATGCTGCCCCCGCTGAAATCTGCAACAGCTTGTTGACGCTGGCAGCAGCGTTTATGGCGGTGATTGTTTCCCCCGACATATGCACCAGCATCTGGCTCTTCAGCATCCGGTAGTATTTAATCTGCTGACTGGTAAGCTCAACGTCGCGTGTAATAGTTACCACTGGTGGTAAGTCAAGACACTGGTCTTTCGTATACCGGATGGCGGGTTGCAGCACGTCGTATACCGTATCGTAGGCATCCTCCTTCGGCACCCACTTAAACTTTGTGATCTGGCGCATCACCTTGTCACGCCACGCGGTAGCGAAGCGGGGCACGGCAGTGGGGTTAATCAGACGCGCCAGCCCATACGCATCCACGGGCGACTGCGCGGCAGGGGTGCCGGTCATCAGCCACAGATACGTGTCAGGCAGTATCAGCTTGTTAAGCGTCTTCCAGCGGCGGGTTGATACGTTCTTCCACGCGTTCGCTTCGTCGCCTATGATTAAGTCAAAGCGCCCGTCTTCCAGCAGCGCGTTGGCTATCATGGGCAACCCGTCATAGTTGCTGATTACAAACTCGTAATCATTCTTTACCGCTTCTATGCGACGTTCCGCATTGGAGTGATACGCTATCACAGCCGTGCGGTGTATCACGCTCTTCGTTATGTCTGCCATCCACGCAGCTTGCATGATAGACAGCGGGCACAACACAAGGCAGCGCCTGACCTCCCCCATGCGCATCAGGTAGTCTGCTGCCCACAATGCTGACAGCGTTTTGCCAGTTCCCGGTTCACTAAATACGAAAGCGCGTTTGTGCATAGTCAAGAACGCAGAGGTGTCGCGCTGATGAGCGAACGGGGTGTAGCGCCCCGGCCACTCATACTTACGCAAGATGGGAGAAGGCACGTTGCGCACACCCAGATTCTTGAGCACACGCACCTCATCCAAGCCCCAGTGAACTGCCACTTCGTGAACACCCTTCTTTACTTCTCCGATGTGTTTTGAGCGCGGGATTATTGCGTACTTAGAGGGCGTCTTAGTACGCAACACCAGCACCTTATTATCTACAATCTGCATTACTTTTTCCCATACATCTCAGGTTGTCTTTTACGCCACCCTTTATTTTCTGCGGCTGAAATTATCCGCGTGTTCTTCTTGCTTGCGGAACCACCTTTGCCCAGAGGCTTGATGTGGTCTACGCTAGTGCCATCCCCCACGCTTGCTTTACCGGCAGCAAGTGCTTGCCGCCTAGCGCGGTTGTTGATAACCCGTTTGTCTTGCACACTGGGTATCTTGTTGTAGGCTGCTTTTGTTTTAAGTTCTTGCTTGGACGACTTAGGCATTTCACTCTCCTAATGTTCAGGATGAAACTCACACGTTTTAACAGGACACCACGGGCATAGCCCCGACTGCTTGGGGTTCCACACGTTGTTAGTGTGCGCTGCCTCAATCTTGGCAACACGCTCACGATAGTCCCACCAGATACCTTCTGCGTTTTCTACTTCTACCTTGTGCTTCGTCATACTTTCTTTTACAACGAACAGCAGCGCCGCATTAACCTTCTTGACTTCAGGGTAGTGCGCGAACGTAATCAGTGCCATCAAATCAAGTTGGTCTTTGTCGGGATACTTGTTACTGCCGGTCTTGTAGTCAATCACCCATGCTGTGTCGCCATCAAGAATCAACAGGTCGATGATACCCCGCACCCACACCAACTCTTTATCAAACCACTTGCACGGCTTCAAGTCTACGTCCAACGCAAGCTGGAGTTCCGTATGCTTGGTGCCGCGTTTGGCTTTCAGCGCGTCGAGGGTGGGCTGAATGAAACTAAACTGCTTTGCCAGCGGCCCACCTTTGACGTAACGTTCTGCTGCTTTGTGTAAGTCTTTACCGTATCTTGTTTCTTGTGTTTCTTGAAACTTGTAGTTCTTTAACACGTTGACTTCGTAATACTTCCGTGCGCAGCTTTCGTATTCCTTTAACGCGCTGTGTGACCAAGTTACTTTCATTCGGATATACCTGTTTAAGAAGCTTCATTAGCCGGATGGCAATTCCATCTACGAACGCTTCGTTGCTCTCCAAAGGGTTGCGCATGTCTTTCAAAATCCCATGCACAGCCTCATGCCAGAAAGACTGTTCTATGTCCGTCTTTGAGCGCGGCTTGTGCGATATACCGCCGCGTCTGGCAAGTGTTAATACTTTTGTGTGGTAATCAATCTGGGCAACTATCGTTTTGTTCCAGAACGCTTCAACTACTTTTACTGTGTAACCGGTTTTACCGATTTTAATTTTATCCATACGTTCTCCGTTGTTATTTCGCATCTCCGTAACGTGCTGCCACTCCTGTCTCCGCAGCTAGTGGTATCCCCGGCATATAGCTAGGCTCTTTAATCATCTGCTCCAGCACCCAACCCTCGGCGTCATCCGCCTCGTCTTCGGGCACCAGCACTACCGCTTCATCATGCACAGTCAGCTTACAGGGATACCGCTTCTGTATCCGCAACATGCCATCCGTCATCACGCACCGAGCCACCGCTTGCACGATGTTCTCAGTGAGCTTCCCGCCATACAGCTTCTTGTTCTGCGTTCCATACGACCACTGCAAGCGCCCCTTTTCGTCCGAAGTGTTGACTAGATTGGGGTAGCGCAGAGCGAGGCCGCTTGGCAATATTATACGCTCCTTTTCAAAGATTAGACATTTATGGGTATACGGCATACCCCCTGACAATGACCGAATCAGTAGCTCGTCGCATATCTCCCAGAAGGTTTTAACCGGCTTCGCAGCGGTGCGATACTTGTCAATAATCTGCTTGGCGGCTACGCAATGCACCACGATTTCGTCATCGTTACACAGCCTTGGTATGGATAGCGCCTTCTCCATGTTGGGCGCGTAGTCCATGAACGCCAGCATCGTGTCCTTAGTTACACCAAGCTGTTTAGCAAAAGCTACGTCATACCGCATGGGGGGTGCGCCCAGAAACCCCGTAAGAAGCTGGGCGGCAAATGAGAACCAGCCCATCCCGTAGCCAGCCCCTAGCAGCGCAGACTTCGCTGACTGCCGTAGGTCGGGGTGACTCTCTTTTGAAAGGCCGGGAATGCCGAACATCTGCGCTCCAAACGCGGCATACGCATCATCTCCTGACTTGAAGATATCCAACAGGTATTGGTAGCCAGCCAACCACGCCAACACGCGGGGTTCAATCTGGGCAAGGTCACAGACTACAACCTTATAGCCTTCGGGAGCCATGATAGCCCTGCGCAGGGCTGACCCCCGCTTCAGGTTCTGTAGGTTGATGCTACTCCCGCGCCCCGCAGCCCACCGCCCCGTGTGCGCCCCGTAGTAGTTCAGGGGAACCGGCAACGTGCCACGGGTAGAGATGTCCAGAAACCGCTGCGCCCGTGTGCGCCCCAGCGTAGACTTAACCGCCAGCCTCGCCTCGCATAGCAGCGCCACATCCTCATTGTCGCCGTTCAACAGGGCTTGAAACAAAGCGTCCGTCTTGGCAAACGCGTAGGTCATACCCACAGGGTTAGGTGTCTTGGGGGTAGGCTTCTTTTTCTTCAGCGGTGGCGATACCCCAACCAACTTCAGAACCTCTGCAAACTTATCGTTGCTGGCTAGGCTTTCCTCCGATACCGTCAGCCTCGACAGTAGCCCCTCCCGTTTTATACGTTCATCTTCTATAGCACCTTTCAGCATCTCTGAATCTAGCTCAAGGCGCGGGTCAACAAACATCTTCAACGTCATGTCGATGAGTCGTAACTCTTTCACCGGGAACCCCGCCGCCAGCTTATCAAACGCCCCTTCACAAAGCTCCACGTCGTGGACGCAGTAGCTGGCTAGTCTGTCCTCGATGTGGCGGGGCAGCGTATCAAGGATGCCGTCGCTCAACTTCACGTCATTGCCTTTGGGCGGGAACCCGAACGCCTCTGCCAGCGCCCGTAGGCTATTGCCAGCTTCCACCCCCCGCACTGCACGAGCCATGCTCAAGGTGTCGAACATGAAGCAGGGCAGGTAGCCGTATACCCAATGCAGGATAGCCGCATCAAACGCGGTGTTCTGCGCCAGCACTGCGGTGGTAGACCAATCTATGCTGGCAAAGAAGTCGGGGAGTTGCTCAGCAGTTACCCACATGGGCGGCGTGGGGTCGCCGTGGAACTTAAACGCAGCGCCCCATGCTTTGAAGCGCGGGTCGCGGATATAGGACTCCGTGGTCATCTTGGACAGCGTATACGTGCTGCTGCACCATGCAGTTTCGAAATCAAGAACCATAACTCTCTTAAAAGGTATAGCCATTAGTTAAGTGCTCCGTTGTTTTTAGGCTGGGTAGTCATCGCATCACTAGCAAGGGCGAGCAGCATCAACGCCTGTTCCCTATCGCTATTTATAGACAGCACGTTTACGAAAGAACTACGCGGGTCACCAACCAGCAAGATAGCGAACCGTCCGTGCTCTCCCCATACACACTCACCAATTATTCCTTGAAGTGCTTCTTCGTATTTACTTTTAACTTCATCTGGTGGCTCGTCATTCATATTCGTGCGCCCTTATCCATGACCCAAGTTGGTCTACGTTGTTTTCATCAATAACTATTGTGTGCCCACCCGCTTCGCGTATGTCGTGCATATTCTTTTCTTGCAGCGCGGTGGGCTTGTTGCCGTTGGCTTTACACTCAACTCCGAAGAACTTACCACGCCAGCACACTAGGAAGTCTGGCACACCCGACACGCCATACCCGCCTGTTACCGGCATGGAATAATATGCGCCAAGTTCTTTTAAGAAAACACGCACCCGCTTCTTTACCTTAGCTTCGGGTGTCATGCAATCCTCAAGTCTCTCATTATGTTTTTGATTGCCCGCCCGTCGCTTGGGCTTCGGCTTATCGTCGTGGTCTTGCCGCTAGGGTGCTTGCCCTTGATGTGGTTGTTCTTGCATTCAAACTCCCACCCTTGTTGCGCGGCGCTCTTCAATACATTTCTAAGGTCTTTATTTGTTGTTAGCACATATCCCCCTTTATGTTTAACTATTTCACATTTAGCGCAATGCGGGTAGCTCTTTACGTTCACCGCGCTGCTCCAGATCAGCCAGAACCTTTCCGACCTTGCTAGCGAAAACCATTTTCTTACCCGCTGGTAGTTCGTCTTCCTCATAGGCTCCCACGTCAAAATCGTGTGCCGTAACGTGAAACTTTGGGGCTATGACATTTACCTCGTAGCCGCGCCAGTCAAACTTGTTTAACCCACGTATGTGTTCCCGAACCATTGATGCTTTTCCACTCGCCGTAATCCGTTCGTGCTGTACAACGTGGTGGATTATCTTTTTTTTCTTTCCACTAGCATCAGTAACAGTTGTATCCCTGTCAGCGAAGAAGTGTTTCGTTTCGTCTTGTGGCACAGTCCACGTTACCCTTTGTTTTTGTTTAGAAACACACACCTTCCAATGAGTGTTAACGATTTGCCAAGCCTCAAAACAATCCACAAAAATCGCCTTCAGTACATCTACTTGACGACTTGCCTCTACGGAAAATCCAGCAGTCGCCATTGGTGGCAAACCCCATTCTTTTTGGGTATAGGACATATTTTTTACACGTTTATGCGTGTAATTTAAACACGAGCAAACATCGACACTTCCTGTAGTTTTGTCCACGACGACGTGCCAGTTGCCCCAAAATAGTTTGTCGTTTTCGTCCCTCCATGAAGCACCGCATTCAAAGATTGGTAACTTTTTGTTGTGTCTCCCAACATACCACGGTGCTTTTTTCAACAATACAGAGTAACAAAATACTGGATTCATAAAGCCTTTATGTTTTTCCTGTTTTTCGTAAGCAACAAACATTAAAGCTCCCCACTTACCATCTAAAGTTTTTAATTTAATTCTGCTATCAAGGTCTCCAATTGGAGGAATTTTGCTTATGTGAGGCCCAAGCTTTCGCAAAGCAATAATTGTATCTTTTGATGTGTGCGCCCAAGCCCATTCGGTAGGTAACCCAACAGATTCAAATACGTATTCGATTCCCCCCAACATTTTTTGTAAGGTTTTCTGTCTGGCTACCCTTGGTTTCTTTTCAACCACAGGTATAACCGGTTGCTCAAACGGTTGCCGATTGAAATAGAAATCGGGTGTAGCGGGGAACGCGGAATGCCACAACTTCATTATAAAGCTGCGAATTTTTTCTTTTGTGCCGTTGATTACGGTGATCGTGTCCTTAATCATCTCGTCTTTTGTCAGTATCATTTCTTCTCCCGTAGTTTTGTTTCCAACTCCCGCGCATGTTTCGCCATTTCCCACAATGCTTCGTAGACGCTCTGGCTGGTCTTGCGGTGCTTGTCTATCTGCCCCATGAGACGGTATAGCAACTCATCAGTCTTTGGGGTCGTTACTTGCTTCTTCACTTTGTAACTCCTTTAATATTCTGGGTTGATACGTAATTTATACGGGCCGCTCACTGACAAGCCATCGCTGGTTGCGTTAGCCCAGCATATTTCCTGCCCCGTTGTTATTAAATACTCTCCGTATGCCATAGCTTTTCTGTGACTGCTGAACGTCCCCAAGTGTTCTTGTATGCCGTTCTCAAGACCAACCAAGTCCCACGCTTTCATCTGGAGTCTCATTCTTTCTCCCCTATCCCATGCGCCTTCTCAACTGCTCTGACTACCGACATAAGCCACGACTGCGCCTCAAGACTGTTTCCTATCAACAACCCCACCGCTTCTTTTGTCAGCGGTAGCGGTATCCTGTGCAGAGGCCATAGCTGTCCTAATTGTGTAAACAAGGGGTCGTGCTTGTCAGTGCTGACATGATGGTTGGTGGGGTCATACCATGCGAGTATCATTCTTTCTCCTTAAGTTTTGCAATTGAAAACCTACCAATCATGCGCCATTTAGTGTCGCCTTCAAACTGACTTGCTGCCACAAGTTCCGGTGCCCTGCGTACAAATAAATGATGGCCCTGCGCGGCATGAGCCATCTCTGAAAACTGCACCGCAAAATTTACGAAAGCTTTTTCTTTTGTGTCCCAATAACCATCTACTTGGTCTGGGTTAGCGCCAACCAAACGGTTGTCCGTGTATACCAAGAGATGATCTGTTTCTCCCGCCAAAGCAGCAGCAAAATTAAACCCTAATGGATGGTCACTCATCTTTCTCTCCTATCCCATGTGCTTTCTCAACATTACGCATTGCTGCTTCACGGCTAATCATAAAACCCTCTGCGTCATAACTACATTCTTTTATCTGCTCATCCGTCAGCGGCTGCTTGGTTTCGTAACGATAGTTAGCTTTGTAACGCACGTTATTAAGATCATCATCTGGCTGAGTAGCTTTGTTTAAACGCTCCACCTCTTTCAGCCTCTTTTCTAAACCGTCAACACGGTCTTCAAGCCAGATTATTTGCGTCTTTGATGATGCTGGTGTCATCCGTTCTTCTCCCGCAGTTTGGCTTTAACTAAAAACAACAATTGCAGACGGGAAAGGTGCGCTATTTTTTGCGCCGCCGAACTTTAACCTGCCTTTGATAAAATCAATGCGTCCTTTAATCGCGTATTCATGCCACCATTTTGTGTCCGTTCTTGCGGGGACTAGGCATACAACAACCACCCCGTTACCAGCCGACTCGTAGGCTTTCTTCATCCATTTGCCAATTTCTTTTCCGTATGGCGGATTCATCCAACATTTCCCATTCCATGATTGTTTAAGTCCATCTAAAGTTTTGTCAAAATACGCGGGGCATTTGGCGTTTGTGGCATCAGCGCAAACATCAACATCAAATGGCCCGTATAACAAATTTTGTTTGTCAAAAAATTCTTGTGGTGTAGCCCATAAGTCTGTCGCGCTAGACAACATTCCTGCATTAACACTCATGTGTTCTTCTCCTTGAGTTTGGCTTCTAAATCTTCCATTCTTAATTTACACTCATTTGCAGTCTCCGCGTTCTCCCGCGCTTGAAGCAGCGCGCAGGTTAGCTGGTCTTTCAGCACCAGCATCTCCCCCTCAAGAGCGCAATACTTTAAATGCAGTGCCCGATACGCTTTGTCGCTACTCATTTCCCGCACTCCTTCAACAATATTTGACGCTCACCCGCGCACACGAAACACGGCATCTGGTCTGGTTGCCCTATTTGTATTATCCCAGTGCCTACCTCACCCGTTCCACCGCAGTCAGGACACTTTGACAGTAACGCTCTTAACGCACAGGCCAGCCTGTCGCGCTGCTCAATTGCGGAGGCGAGTTCTTCTTTAAGATCGCAATACTTTAAATGCAGCGCTCTGTATGCTTTGTCACTACTCATTTCCCGCACTCCTTCATCGCCGCGTCGATTGCGGCGTCAAGTTTTTTGCCATGTGACGTCTCGATTGGCGCTTTACCAGCCCCATTAGGCTCCCTTGACCAGCACAGAACATCGTGCGCGCGCAGCCACCGATACCGCTCCCCATCCCGCCCGACCTCGGCAAGGCGCTGCTCGGCGGCTTCGGCGGCAGCGTGGAGTTTGTCGTAGTCTTCGGCTTTAACCCATTCGCCCAAGCCGTGCGCCGGTCGCATCGTTCCGTCCGGGTATAGGTCATACCCTTTACAGTCCATCAACCTCATTTCCCGCACTCCTTCATCGCCGCGTCAACCACTTCGCGTATCTTTTTTATAAATCCACGCCCAATATAATCTCTGTATTCTCCGTAACCTATATGGTTAATACCGCAGTCAACAGTATCAAGCCAGTCAAGCCGTTCCGCATCCGTCCGCAGTGCTGCAATCTCGGCTTGTGCGGCGGCGAGTTGGCGTTGCCAATGATCACTTGGAAACTTTACCTGCCCACACGCTTCGCAATGCCGAATGTCCGTCCTTGGCGTATCGTTCATTTCCCGCACTCCTTCCCAACTGTCAAGGAATCCTTAACAGTTGCCATCTGTATCGTCCCATCGACGATACCCCACAGGAACGCAAGAGAAGTGAGGAACGCGATAAACATAACAACGTCCACGAATTTCATAAATCCCCCTTCCGTTTTTTATATTTCTCCCGATACTTATCATCACCAAGCCAGCGGTCTAGCTTTGCCCTCCACTCCCTTGCGTTGTCTTCGCAAACTAGGGTAAGAAAAGGAGTCCCGCGCACGGTTGCTGCAAGTTCCATTTCAGCCCACGCGTCATCAAATGTTTTATTCTTACTCATTTGATGCAGCACATGGGTTTCATCCAAGTAATACCAATTCTCCAGCGGAGTCGCTGGCGTGGGCTTAACGCGTGGATACTCTGCAAGTGCTTTTTCTACCTCGGCTTTTGACATTTTCATTTCCTTCTTCTCCTCCGGCATTTTTGGAATCCTATCAAATATAGCTTGGCCTCGTTCGTAGAAGCCCTTGGTCTTTCCTGTGCTGTTGTCTTTCATTTCAACGCCTCCCTGTAGTCCGCAATCGTTTTCCTAACGTCAGTCTGCCCTGCCGGGGTCGGCACCCACTTGCAACCGTCTAGCAAGTATCTATCCCGCGAGCGCAAGTAAGCGATAGCTGCCGCTACCTTTTCGTCGTTTGTTTGAATCATGACCGCTCCTTTACCATGTGAACTTGTTAAGAATCTCATCCACCTGCGCCTTCACTGCGCTGCGCTTGCCCATATCCTCGCGCAGCGTATCCGCTACGGTCAACTCCCGCCCCCGCTTGTTAGTGCGCGTAGTTATGCCCCCCAAGCACCGCTCAAGTGCCGCCCGTGCATCCTCCAGTTCTACATCTTGGGTAAGATTCAAGCTCTTCACCATGTCGCACAGGTCGAAGCCATACTCAATCAATGAGTCGTGAAACCCCCGCACCTTCGGCACGTTATCTACAATGTCCACAGCCAACCGCCCGGACATATGGACAAGGTGGGCTTTAAGCTTGCCTTTGATGTCATCCATCGCAGACGTTAGCCGCTCGTCAGCCAGCTTGACCAACTGGGCTTTAAGCTCAGCTTGTGCCTCATTGCCGATGTCTACACGGAAGTCCCCCGCAGTGGGCACAGGCATGTAGTTCACCTGAAACCCGAACTTGTGCAGGATAGTGTCCGCACTGGGGAAGTCCTCGCGCTTGAACATATCCCCCAACTGCAACGCTTGGGCTGTAATCAACGAGGGGTATACGTCCACGAAAGACTTACATAGCTCCCAATACTTATCTTCCTCTACCTTCATGCGCGTGTTGAACTCTTGAAACTTAACCACCGGCAGCAAGCGCAAACCGCTGTCTGACCACGGCAGCGTGTTCTCATACACGTAGCCCCGCACACCGCCAACGTGCGTGATGATCACCTCCAACTCAGGGCGACCCGCCAGCAAGTGCTTGTTGACCCGCGCCGCACCCTTGGACGCGGCATTCTTGCTGGTAATGACTTCATCCGTTGTGGCTCGGTCAAGCTTACGAGCAGTCCACACGGACGCATTAACTTCCACCAGCATCGCGCATGTATCAATATTGTAGTGCTGCATTTTTATATCTCCTAGATTGTGAAGCTGCAAATGTCTATTTTCTTACCAACACGCGGCACAAACCGTGTGTTGTCTACAACCCCCCACAGTATCGGCAGTGCAGGGGTGCGGTATTCAGACTCGATGTATCCATCTGTCAGGTATATCACTGCTATCGGTGCATATTGTTTCTCCTGTATGTAGTCGGCAACAGTAGACACGCGAGTGCCACCACCACCTTCTGGTTTCATTAAACTACCTATCGCCTCATAGTTATCAGGCGTGAACACCTGCTCGCCACGAACCTGACTGTCCCACCAGATAACCCGCACTGACTCAGGCATCAACGTCTGGCATATGTGCGATATCTCTCCGAACACTACCGGATACACGCCGCGCATCGACCCTGATGTGTCCGCCGCGATGACTACTTCCCCCACCGCCTCTGAGTAATGCGACCACATCAAGAACCCGGAAGGTAGCAAGCGCTTGTTCGGGGGACAGATGCGGCTCAACTCATCCCCGTCACACACAGACTGCATGAACTCCAGCATAGCTTCTCGCCACGCCGTGCTACGTGGGCGCAGCAGCACATCCAACGCACCGCTCTCGCCAGCTTCCCCCCGTATGCGGTCAGACACAATCTTGCCTTGACGTAGCGCGTCTTCTATCTCGTCGCCCAACTCAGGGGCTTCATCCATCGGCTCATGCTCATCCAACGTGCTGCCCCCACCGTTGGGTGGCGGTGGGTTAGCTATCAGGTCTTTCAACACCTCTATGAACCCCATGCCCTGATACTTAACATCCACCAGCACAGCACACGGGCGCTCAACGAACTGAAACGCCGGGTCAACTTCCTCAATCATCCCGTTGATTACGTAGTCCTGCGCACGGTTAGACTCGTCTGGATACTTCTCCACGATAGCTTTGTATAAGACGCAGTGCCGCAAGCCTTTGTGCAAGTTCTCATGCAGGTCAACGTAGCGCAGTTGCTTCTGGTTCAGCTTGCTACAGAACTTCTCTCCGTAGCGCACGTCGCGCCCATTCGTTGCGGCGGTGGGGCAAGCGGGGTCGATGATGACCTCGCCCATGAACACGATGCCCGTCAACCGCCCAAACTCTGGATGCTCAATGATGTCGCTGTTACAAGCCGACACCCTCTGCTGCAACGTCATTACCTCCCACGTATGGTTTGGAATCATCATGCCTCCTTATACGAACAACCTAGCGTCCTGCAACATCACCTGAAACTCAGCGATGGTGGAGAACACAGGGTTCTTAACTGAATGCTCGACGCTATGGCGAAAGATGGTCTGCATCTCGGTGCGCATCCGGCGAACATACCGCACGACAGCCGCCATATCGTCGCGTGTGGTGGCGCGGTTAAACAACTGGAACACCTGCAATGCTTGCGCACTGGCATTGTTAGAGAGCGGTGTGTTGTCAGGGTCGGCAAACACACGCTCCGGTGCGGGTATGTCGTTACCCAGACGCATGACCGACATAACTATCTGCCCTGCCGTAACCCCCACCGTGCCACACAAGTCAGCCAACAGGGTTTCCTTGTCCATGTTGTGCGCCTCATGCAGCGAGTCACTGGCTGAGTGCAGTGTGCGCGGGCTGACGATGCCCTCCTGTGCCAAGCGCGGGTTGTTGATGCAGGGATTCTCCTTAGCCAGCGTCTTGCCCTCATGCTTACCCCCCGGCTCGTAGTCCATGAACGAGTCGAACCACTCGGGATGCAGCGCGGTGGCTGCGATAACGGCAGGGTGTAGGCCGTTGGGGATGGCGAAGTCGTTCGCCCATTCAGGCTGAGTGGGCTTGCGCATGGTTACAATCTTCATGCGTGTGCGCAGGTGCATCTTGAGGGAGTCCCCCAACCCTTCAGCCGCTAGGTTAGTGGCACCCCACACGATGCTGCCATCCGGGGCTTCATAGTCACCCACGGTGCGCTCATATAGCACAGGGGAAATCATGCACTTGACCGGGTTGGTTGCCTTAAACACTTCATCCAGACAGATGACTACCGGCTTGGAACCGTCCACACCCTTGCGGTTCTTGGTGTTGATGTGGAAGCGCTCGTTGGGCAACTCGCGGGACACGCCCAACTCTCGGTCAATGTCGGGCATCCATACTGAACCATCGGACATCTGGGTGCATTCCAACGGGCGGCGAACGTGGTGGTTGGCAAAGTCGGGGTCACGCATAAACTCCATCTGGATGGACGTTTTACCAACGCCCGTCTCCCCCTGCACGATGACCGTTCTCTTCCTACCCACCGCTTTGATGAGTGAATAGACTTGCTTATGCGACAGCATAGGTGCTTGCATTGTGATGCTCCTTGTTGTGAATTGTTTTTTGGTAAGTCTAGGGGAGAGAATCCCCCCCTGTCAAGCGTTATACATTAAGAATGCTTTGCATCCGTAGCGTCGAGCACCTCCTTTGCCCGGTGTAATGCGTTCTCCATTGAGGCCAATCCTGTAGTCAGATACCACGTCAACAGGATGTCCATCAGGGCACAGCGCAATTTATGTTTCTCTTCAACAACTTGGTCTAACGCCTCCTCCCAATCGTGTGCTCTCATACTCTTACCTCCGTTCGTTTGATTATCGGACAGCAGCCTTCGTCCCACGGCATGACAAGGAATGGCAAGTCCTTCTCTGTCATGTTCTTGGCAAACTGTTTCGCGGCCTTCAATGTCCTGAAGGATTTAACTACCGTCGCGGTGGACGGGTAACACACTTCAAATTTAACGCTCATTTCCTCTCCTTTGATAAGCCCCATGCACCGTAGGGGCGTTAGTTTTAGGTGCGCCATTTCGTGCTGCGAGTTCCTTACCGGCTCGGTCTGGTCAAACACCGGCTCATCCACGCTAGATGCTTTCCTTCTGCATCAACTCGGTTTCGCTACCGTTCACGGGCTACCTGCCGTGACTCAGGCTTCATCTGCCTCGTCGTTATCTTTCCGCAGACCCGCAACCAAAAACTCCAGATGTTTTATGCGCTCAACCAAGTAGGGTGCTGACTCCGCCAACTCCCGCTCCCGCGCAACCCCCACGTTGTAGTCACTGCCGTCGTCCAACACTAAAGACAACGGTGCCGGTATCGCTTGAATCCTGATGTATTTATACATTGTCAATCTCCTAGTAGTTTGCTTCGATTTGTTCATCGACATCATGCTGCGTGTAATACTCCAGTATCTCAGGCCGATACTTGGACAGCTTCACTTCTCGACACTTGTCGCATACGCGACACAGCGGTATGCCCCTACCATCATGCTCCCACCATGAATCGTTTCGATTGCAATCGTGATACTTCAGGTCTTTATCCATCTCATCCTCCTAAAGAACTACAAGTAAAACTACCATTACAACTATCAACCCTGCCACGAACCAATCAATATCTATACCGCGCATAATCTTTCTCCATGTATTGTGAATCGTTTGCTTCCACTGCCCCCGCTACACTTGCCTCCTCTGCCAGTGACAGTAGCAACTCCGCTATGTCCTCTGGATGAGTCGTCTTCACCAGCTTGATGAGGTCTTTGAACGGCATATCCAACACCTCTGCCGCGCACAACGGGTAGTCGTAGTTATCCCCGAAGCTACCGAAGCCACCCCACCGGTCTACCACTATGCTGGGGTCGCGCACCACAGGCAAACTGATGCCAGCTTTAAAGACCGCTATCACGGCATCGCGCAACTGCATCAAGTGCCACACATCCAGCGTCTCGTTGGGCGTGTGCTCGTTGTCATACCCTACGCTCACGTTGGTGCATTCAGGGATGATGCCTATGTAGTTCGCGGTGTCAGTGAAGCTGCCCGTGTTGTCGGGCTTGTAGTCCATAGCCACGTTGGTATTGAGTAGTGCCGCGAGTGCCAGCGCAAACTCATCTGAGCAACACACCCCGCACATCTGCTCAGTGATTACATCCCCCGTGCCCCGCCTGTCGAACGCGATGGCATACTTGAACGGCTTGAGGAACGCTTCGTGGTGCTTCGCTATGCCACCCGACCCGATACCCCCGCGCTCCTCACCACGATGGAAGAGATACGTCCCCGGCACACCCGCATCCAGCATCTCCAGCATCAGCCAGACACCCGCGCCATTGTCAGCACCCAGCGGCATCACCTTGTCGTCCTTGTAAATCATGCCGCATCCCTCGTCATAGACGATTGATTGCTTAGCGGGTGCATCGGGCTTGTGCATCGTATCAACATGACCCGACCACAGGACAGGCGCGTCCCCCACCCGCACACACCACGCCATCACCTCACCCTTGTCATCCAGCATGGCAAGCGGTTTGTATGGCTTGATGAACCTCTTGACGAACTGCTTCTCACCCTCACCCCCGTGTGGACGGCAGTAGGTCAGCATTGCTTGTAAGCGTTTCATTATTTCAACTCCTCTGGGATTTCAACCTCATCGCCCAACTTGCTTGCAACGTAGCAACGCAGGGCTGCGATGAGTGGGGTGGGGCCGACCCGATTCCAGCGCCAGTCCCATTCTCCACCAGCTTCAGGGTTATCAATAGCCCCGATCCATCTTCCCTCCGCTTCATTGGTAATGCTGATCTCCTCCCGCTCAATGATCGGGCCACCTTGTGCCCAATCTGTTGATGGTTGGAAGTAATACACAACCCCTAAAGTAATTCCCTCGCACTTCGCTACCGCCCAATCAAGGGCAGCACCTTGCAGTTCACTCGTTTTCATACTCATTCTCCTTAAGCTACTTGTTGCGCCGCAACCACCGGCGTCTGGTCGTTCTGAATCTCATCATCCTTGTGGAAGTAAACAGTCCTCATCACTGCATCGTTCTCGTGTATCACGCGTCCGTCGTGCGTAGTCACGGTGTCACTCTCGGCAGCCCACGAGTTACCGTCGCTGTCATCCACATCCAACTCCACCGCCCTGTCCGTATGCACCATGCCCCGGCTTGTGGTCACCATGTCACCCTCCGCATACCAATCACCACTGACCTCGCACTGATACACGCCCCTGTCGTTAGCGTATTCCTCGACATAGTGCTCGCCATCGCTATCGCAATAGATACAGTCGTTGTTGTCATACCAATCTCTATGCCCACGCCGTCCGATAGCGTGTGTATAGTTGTTGTCGCGGCAACTCTCGCACACCGTGCGCTCACAGAAGGGTATGTAGCAACTCTCGTCCTCGTGCATGGTGTCATCGCAGTCCTCGCAAGTCTGCATGTCCTCCTCGGACACATACCCGTCCTGCTGCTGCCCATCCATCCCGCTGTTGCCCACCCGCAGATACTCCCGCCCCTCCACATGCACGACGGTCAAGTGGACGTAGCTGCCTCTGTTGCCGCTGTCCAGATACGGGCACGTATACCTGTCGCTGTCCCCTTCATACTCAATAGAGTCCAGCAGCACACCCTTCAGGTTGCCATGCTCATACCCTGCCGCCTCCAGTGCTGACACCATCGCAGTGTGCAGCTTCTGGTTCTCGTCGCTGGTCGTGTTGGGGTAGGCGCGGATGTATTGCTTCGGCTCGGTATCCTCCCGCACGATAGCGCGTGTCACTATCTCAGTCCCCTTCATCTGGTAAGCCAGACGCAACACGCTCTTACGGTGTGCATACACCTGCACCTCATCGTGTCCCTTCATGCACGAGTCGCAGCCCTCGTTGTAGACCCGCATCCACCCGTCGCTGTCGTCATGCTCGATGAACTGCAACGGGCTGAGAGGTATCCCAGCAGCAGCCACCTTGTCTGCCCACACCTTGATGGTGCGCTCCTCCAGCTTGCCGCTGAAGAACCGCGACAGATACCGCCCCGGCTTCATCACCGTGAACTTGTCAGCCAGCAGCTTGGCAGGGGACTCAGCGAACGCAACCATCCCCCGATTTGCTTCCTCCCTCGGCAGGTGCAGTGAGTGCAGCAACCGAAGCGGGCTGTTCCTGAACCAGAACTCCTGCGCCCAAGCAACATTCCCCCAATACCCACTGTCAAACCGCGCTTCGTCGCGCTCGATAGCTATCGCCATCTCCTCACCCAAGAGGGACTTGAGCAGCCCGTTCAACATCTGCTCGCCGTAGTTACGCACGGATGTTGCCAACGCTGACCGCCCGTATATCTCCGTTACCATCTCGACGACGGCGAGCGGTATGAGGGGCTTGTGCTTCATCACCCCGGACTTGGCTATCTCCAAGCCCAGCAGTCGAGCGTTCGCCCGGTTCTCCTTGATGTCGTAGGCGCGTTGCAGAAACTGCCCGATGGGGCTGCGCTTTGGTTCCGTGTATCTCAGATGCTTTCTCATTTCATACCTCCTTGATTACGTGAATAAACCATTTGGGTGCTGCGCTACGTAATTGCCTTACCTTGGCTAGCGCGGCTTCAAGACTTTCAAACCGCGTTGCGCGGTGTTTACTACTGAAACAGCCAAAGGCGCGGCTGTAATACACCGCACCGGAGGGGCTGCTGTGTTGCTTTCGTTTCTCTGTCCATATCACGTATCGTTCGCCCATCTCATACCTCCTGATAAAACGTTTTATAAAACACACGGGCATACCGCTTACCCGCATCCTCATTTGGAAACGCTTTACGCGCCTCCACTTCTGCTTGCATCTTGGTGCCGTAGTAGGTGCTGCTGATGCCCATCACATACCAAAAATCTACTACAATCATGTCGGCACTACGCAACAGCACCCTCTTGTCCAAGCGCGAAGACCTGTCGCTTAGTAGCGGCAACTCAAAAACGCTAGTGTCAAGGTAGTCCTCACTGGGCTGCGACTCCCCGTGGTCACACCAATACCTCAGCGCAACCACCGCCTTAACGGGGTCGTCACCCTCGTAGTTCAACTCACTTCGACTGAAGCAGGTTGTGCCGCCCCAGTTAGGGCAAGCCTCCAGCGGCACCTCGTAGAACAGCCAGTCCTCGCCATTCCACACGGCATTCGTCTTCGTCCAGTCCAATTTATTACTCATGTCGTTTCTCCTCTACCGTAATGTAAAACCCACCGTAACACCCGTTGTGTTCGTTGTGGTTTGCCATCGTGAACACACCCTTGTTCGTCTGTATTTCAAGGAACTGCACCTGATGCACATCATCCTCACACCTTGCCTTCGCATACGGCGCGTCCTTAACCTCCAGCCCAAGGAGCTTTGCCCCAACAAACGAATCCAACTCGTCGTCCGTGGTCATGTAACGCATCTCGCAACAAGACTGCCCGTCATCAACCACGTATATCTCCGTCTTGTCCGTGAAGACGAAGTGCAACCTGCTGTCAAGCAGCGTGACCCCCGCGATTTCCTTCCCTACCGAGTTCGATATCTTGTCCATGTGTTTCTCCTTAGTTATAGATGCTTGCGTTGCGCCACTTCGGGATGCGCTTGATAGTGATGCAGGTGTTGTCGGCGTTGCTGGTGTGGATGAAGTGCGCCTCGTTCTTGTTGCTGCCTTGCACGTAGGCAATGCGCTTGACCAAGCCAAACTTGGTGTTGGTGGCCGACACGCGGAGGATGGTGCGCAGGTTTACTTTCTTCGTCTTCATGTGGTTCTCCTTTGTTGTGAAACGTAGTGCTATAACTCGCTGACAAAATGTCAGCAAGTAACTCGCTGACAAAATGTCAGCAAGTTTGGTTTAGGTGTGAAACGCACACCTAATTAGGTGTGAAGCGCACACCTAATGCGGGGGGTGAGTCGTGCGTGGTTAGCGCGGGGTGACCGTTCCCTCCCCCCTGTCTAGGCTGGCGTAGAGGATGATGGCTTTGCGGTCACCCTTAGCTACCCGCGCCTTGAGCCGCGCATACTTATCCTTGCCCTCTGCCAGCTTCACGGCGTAGTGCGCCTCGTATGCTTGCGCCTCGGCGGGGTCGAGTTCGTATGCTGCGCGTAGTTCAGCCGTTGAGCGTTTGTGCAGGTTGCACTCACGGGTCAGGTAACGCCCCAGCCGATGCGTCTCCAGTGCCCGCTCAACTTGCTGCGCCCGATACTCGGCTTTGCGGGTTGCAGCCTCGGAGCGCATCTTCTGCAAGAGTAGCGTTCCTTGAACGTGCCCAACCTCGCCGCGTTGGATGGCGGTCTCCAGCTTGCGCTCGTCTTTGAGTAGCGCTGCGGTGCGGCAAGCGTTGCACATACGCCCGAATAGACGGCGCGGCACGGCGTTGGGTGTCTGCTGCGAGGTGTAGCGGAAGCACCTAAACAGCTTGGTTTTCTTGCAGGTGTGGCAGTATTTGTTCATGGCTTTATCCCTCCGTAACGAAAATAGTCCACCTAAATGCCGGGAAATGGGGCGTGGAAAACTAAAATAGTCCACTTATTACGAAATAGTCCGGCAAATCTGTGTGCTCGTGGACAGGGCATACAGTATACAACATCATGGGGTTAGCGCGTGTGCGTCTCCACTGTCTACGTGTTTTTTGTCTTTTTAACTTCCAAGGAACAAAGAAAAAGAAAAAGACAAAGCGAGAGACAAGTCCAGCGTCCACTTGTTGCTGCTTATATATATAGAAAAGGAAAAGGATATATATATGTGGGCATCCCGGACAGGTGGACGCTGACTTACCTGATTTGATTGAACAAAGTTACGCCCATCTACCCCTAAAAATGCCGGACATAGTGGACTATTGTCCAATTGACCTTTTTGGTAGTGAGTTATGGTAACTCACGATTAGGTGTGAACAGCACACCTAATTAGTTAGGTGTGAACAGCACACCTAACTGCTGCGGCGTGGGGGTGAGGAGTCGTGCCACGCCGCAGTGCAGGTAACTCGCTGACAGATTGTCAGCGAGTTGTGCTAGTCCAATATCACCGCCGCCGATAGGCCGAAGCAGGATGCCCCGAAGATGGCAAGCCACAGCCACATGCCCTCTGGTATGAGGAAGCTGAGCGAGAGACCCGCCCAACCCGTGAAGCTAATTAGCATCAGAGATTTCATGTGCGCCTCGCGGCGTGGTGGCGCTGTAGTGCGGTGAGCGTGGTTCGTTGCGGTATCTCCGCGTTCTTAAGCGCGGGGTTCATAGAGGCTTTCACCTCTACGAGTAATGCCCAGAATCGGGGCGCGGTTGTGGTGCAAGCTTTTGCTTTCATGCTGTTCCTTTCAGGTGGTTACGGTAACTGACTATGTATTCGATATGGTAGAGCGCCATGTCAAAATCCCAGTAGTCATTCAGCTTTTCGCTGATAGACCACGCCATGTCGAGCCTGTCCAACTCGTCATCCGTCAACTCCAATTCCCCCACCCGCTCGACGAGGGTGTTCATGTATGCGAGGTTGTCGTCTACCCCCGCAGCGAAGTCGAGGTGCAGCCACGCCAGCGCAGCGTAGTAGTCCTCTAAGAGTTGCTTGTACCTTTTCATACTGCTGTTCCTCTCTGTGATTAGGTGTGTGATGCACACCTAAGGTTACGGGCAATCGCGCCCACAGTGCGCCCTGTCACGGCGCACGAGTGCGGGACTACTCGCCCCACTTGTTGGGCGTCTCGGCGGTATACGCCGAATCCACCTCAACCTCGTCTACAACGAGCACCCATGTGCCCGCGCTGCGTGGCGCGTTCTGCCACATATCGAGCGCCTGTGTGAAGCAAGTCGCTTCACGGTGTGCGCCCGTCTCTGCGTGATACATCCCGAACCTCATTGTGTTTCTCCAAAACAAGCGGGGGCAGAATAGCGCCGCCCCCATCGCGCCCACGAGCAACGCCCGTGGAAAAATGTCTAACAATTAGGTGTGCCGAACACACCTAACTTTGAAGCCGCCGATTACAACGCGGCGGCAATACGGCGAAGCTGCGCGGTGGTGAAGCTGCTGCGAAGCCGTTTGATAGCGGCTTCGACGGGGTCAACGGTGTTGCGCTTCGACGACGTGCTCTTGCGCAGCTTCGGCAACAGCCCCGCAATCTCGTCGCGGTAGAACTGGAACCCGCTTCCCTTTTTCGGGAAGCTTACCGTCGGTTGCCCGGCGTAAACCCCCTCACAAGCGTCCGTCTGCGGGAACGCGATGCGCAAGCCCGTCACGATGTCTTGCACCAACGCAAGCGTCCGTTTGTTGTCGTGGTGCGCGAGCAACCCGCGCAACGCCACGGCGTGGTCTTTCTTGGCGGCAATCAAATTGCCGAGCATCGTGACCCAATTGCTTTGCTGTTTGTTCATTTGTATTTCCTTTTTGTGGATAGGTGTGTGATGCACACCTACTGCGTCGCTGCCCCACGGCGTGAAGCAATTCGACAACTACATTATACCATAACACGTTTTGGTAACTCCCCATTAGCCCCGCAACGGGGTAGCGGAACCCCACCGGGGGCGGGGCAACCCTTTTGGCGGGGCGGCGAGGCAGCTTGGCGGGAACACTATTCTTGAACCATATTGCCAAAAATAGAGGTCTAATGTCTAATTTTTTACATCTAGGGATTTAAATACGGATTTCAGCCCCCTTGTCTAATCTTATACATAAGTAGACAAAAAAACAGCCCCGGAGGAGGTGGGGCTGTTTGGAGGGCGCTTAAAAAGCGCTTCACAACGAAGGAGCTTGTAGTGTATTCTACATTGGGCAAAGAGTAAACCCGTTTTTCGCTTATTAAGCGCGGAGTTAAATGTTCGAACACCTGATTAGCATTCAAGATGCGGACTACGCGCCCAGTGTGCTATCAAATGACGCGCAGTTCGTGGCGGATGCTACGGCTCCTCCCGCCGATATTGTGGACGGGAAGACAACCACCGCAGCGTGGTTAAAAGACCTCGGCTTCGATGATGACGCCACAATCACCAACGCCCAACAGAAATCCGCGCAAGACGCCTTTGCCGCGATGACCATACCGCTTGACGCGGAAACCCAAAAGCAAGCGCTCACTAAAGTTACGGTTCCAAAAGCTGTCCAGCATCTTGTCGGGATGCTCACTGCATATGACTGGGCTTTTGTAGAACAAGCTAAAGAGATACGGGGTTACTGTATCGCCCAACTGCTTGAAGAATCCAAACACCCCGACGCCAAGATACGCCTCCGCGCAATCGAGGTTCTAGGCAAGGTAACGGAAGTGGCGCTGTTTACGGAACGCATCGAAATTAAAAAAGCCGCGCTGTCTGACGGCGATTTGGAAAAAGAAATCCAAACCCGGATGGATAAGTATATGGATTTGATGAAAGTCGTGGAGGGTAAAGCCAACGATGTTCCCCCGGAGCTAGTTGAGATTGTGCCGGAAGAGGCTGATGCTAGCCCAGCGTGAACAGAAAGAAGAACTACTAACGCTCCTTGACGAGAAAATTAAACGTCTGGAGGTAACAGCGTCACAAGCATCGCTCATTGAATTTGCCAAAAGGTTGTATCCCAACTACTCCGTTGGGGGGCACCACAAGATAATGGCGAAGCTGTTCAAGGATGTTCTTGACGGCAAAAAGAAACGCATCATTATCAACATCGCCCCGCGCCACGGCAAATCCGAGTTGACATCCTACCTCCTGCCAGCGTGGTGGCTTGGGCATAAGCCCACCGACCAAGTTATTATGGCTACGCATACCGCGTCTTTGTCAGAGGATTTTGGACGCCGGGTGCGGAACTTGATTGCCACGCCCGAATATAAGGAGGTGTTTCCCGGCACAGAACTCAGCGCCGACTCTAAGAGCGCGGGGTCGTGGAGCACGGCGCAAGGCGGGAAATACTACGCAGTCGGCACGGGGGGTGCGTTGGCGGGACGCGGCGCTAACTTGGTGGTAATAGATGACCCGCACTCGGAGCAGGACTTAAAGAGTGGGTCTAAGCTCCCGTTTGAGCAGGGTTGGAGTTGGTATCAGACCGGCCCCCGCCAGCGGTTGATGTGGGGCGGTTCGATTATTGTGGTGATGACGCGGTGGGGGCAGTTGGACTTAACCGCCAAGCTACTAGACTACCAAACTAAAAACCCTGACGCTGACCAGTGGGAGATAGTTGAACTCCCCGCTATCTTGCCGTCAGGCAAAGCTTTATGGCCTGAGAAGTGGCCTATTGAAGAGTTGCTAAAAACAAAGGCAACGCTTCAGCCGCGCTTCTGGAACGCTCAATACCAGCAGGAACCGACCTCTGATAACATCGCCATAATTAAACGGGAGATGTGGCGGGTGTGGCCTCATGACACCCCACCCCAGTGCCAGTTCGTGATTCAGTCGTGGGACACCGCGTTTGAAGCTAAAACATCCGCTGACTATAGCGCTTGCACAACGTGGGGGGTGTGGTTCAACGAAGAAGAGAAGAACGTAGCGCACGTCATACTGCTGGACGCATTCAAAGACCGGATGGAGTTTCCTGAGTTAAAGCAAGTGGCGCTCGACCACTACAAGGATTGGAAACCCGACGCGTTCATTGTTGAGAAGAAGGCAGCGGGCGCACCATTGATTCAAGAGCTACGCCTAGCCGGGATTCCGGTGCAGGAGTTTACGCCAAGCAGAGGTAACGACAAGACAGTCCGGGTCAACGCGGTGGCTGACTTGTTTGCCAGTGGGCGGGTGTGGGCACCCGACGAGCGCTGGGCGCACGATGTGATTGAAGAGATGGCAGCGTTCCCGGTGGGGGAGCATGACGACTTTGTGGATACAACTACACAAGCTCTGCTACGGTTCAGGCAGGGCGGGTTCATTGGCACCGCGCTGGATGAAGCGCCACCGGTAAAAGAGTTTCGGTCACGCCGCAGCATGGCGTATTACTAAGGGTTTTTATGGCAACGCAGAAATTTATGGGTAAGAATCAGTTGCTGGATAGGCTGACGGAGCAGATGCGCACCCAGAAGAATCCCCCTGCTGACCCACAAGCGGCGGCGATAGCGGTGCTGCAAGCGCGGGGGCAGATGAAAGACGATGGCAAGACATTCACTAAAAGCGGCGCTGCTAGGGATGCGATGACCGCTGAAGAACGTGCGAAAGACAGGGCTGCTAAAAGAACCGGGAAACCTGCAACAGCCTTTACTTACAACCCCAAAACAAACGCTGCTTTAAGGAAATAACATGGCTATGGAAAAAAGTATCTACCAAGCCCCGCAAGGGATGGACGCTGAGCAGAACCAGTCGGACATGGAGATAGAGATTGTTGACCCAGAAGCCGTAAAAATTACTGCGGACGGGGTAGAGATTGAGATAACTCCCGGTAAAGAAAGCTCTGACGATTTCAACGCTAACCTCGCGGAGTATATGGATGCGCGGGATTTGGAGACGTTGGTGTCTGAATTGGCGGCGGATGTAAAGAACGACATTAGCTCCCGCAAGGATTGGGAGAGCATGATGAAGGACGGCATTAAGTTGCTGGGTCTTAAATACGAGGAACGCACGGAGCCGTGGTCAGGGGCGTGTGGAGTGTTTCATCCGATGATAACGGAAGCGGTTGTTCGGTTTCAATCAGAGACAATCATGGAGACGTTCCCCGCTGCGGGGCCAGCTAAAACAAAAATTGTTGGGAAGCAGACTATCGAGAAAGACGCGGCAGCGGGGCGTGTGGCAGAAGACTTGAATTGGCAGTTGACGGAGAACATGGTGGAGTTCCGTCCTGAGCATGAACGGATGTTGTGGAGCCTCCCCGCAGCGGGGTCTGCCTTTAAGAAAGTTTATAAAGACCCAGCCCTTGGCAGACAGACCTCGGTGTTTGTAACGGCAGAAGATATTATTCTCCCGTACGGGACATCCGAGCTTCTGACATGCCCCCGCATTACGCACCGTATGCGCAAGAATAAAAACGAAGTGCGGATGCTGCAATACGACGGCTTTTGGCTTGATGTAGAAATTGGTGACCCGCCCAAGACGGTTAGTGATATTCAGAAACGGATAGACACGGAGACTGGCGTATCTCCAATAAATGATGACCGCTACGTTATTAATGAATGTTGCGCGGATTTGGACTTGCCGGGGTTTGAAGATACCGACAAAGAAGGCGATGCGACGGGGATAGCGCGGCCTTACATTGTTACTTTTGTAGAAGGTAGCAATCAGGTTTTGGCTATACGCCGTAATTGGAAAGAAAGCGATAAAGTAAAACAGAAGCGGCTGCACTACGTTCACTATCAATACATCCCCGGCTTTGGCGCGTATGGGTTTGGGTTGTTTCATTTGATTGGCGGTTTTGCTAAAAGTGCCACCAGCATCATCCGCCAGCTTGTAGACGCTGGGACGCTATCTAATCTTCCGGGTGGATTGAAAACCCGTGGGATGCGCATAAAAGGTGATGACACGCCAATTTCTCCGGGAGAGTTTAGAGACGTAGATATTGGTTCGGGTGCCATACGGGATAACATTCTAATGCTTCCCTATAAGGAACCAAGTCAAGTATTGGCGGGGTTGCTGGATAAGATTGTAGAAGACGGGCGCAGGTTTGGTGCAACTGCGGACATGAAGGTTTCCGATATGTCGGCGCAAGCCCCGGTTGGGACAACGCTGGCTATTCTTGAACGCACCCTTAAGATTATGTCAGCGGTTCAGGCGCGGGTTCACTTTGCGTTTAAGCAAGAGTTAAAATTAATTGCAGAGCTAGTGCGCGAGGATTGCCCAGCTAATAAAGAATATCCGTATGATGTAGACGGAGAGCAAGGCCGCAGCGCTAAATATGAAGACTACCGCCACGTAGAGATTATCCCGGTGTCTGACCCGAACGCGGCAACGATGAGCCAGCGGGTTGTCCAGTATCAGGCGGTTCTGCAACTGGCGGCGATGTCACCACAGATATACGACATGCCAGAGCTTCATCGGCAGATGTTGCATGTGTTGGGCATTAAAAATATTGAGAAGCTTGTGCCCACCGAGGATGATTTAAAACCAACCGACCCCGTGCAAGAAAACCAGAATGTATTGGCAGGTAAACCGGTGAAAGCCGTGGCATACCAAGACCACGAGTCGCACATAGTGGTGCATAACACGGCTATGCAAGACCCAATTATTCAACAGTTGATTGGGCAGAACCCGCGAGCACAGGCTATCCAAGCATCCATGATGGCGCACATAGCGGAGCACGTTGGGTTTGCATACCGTAACAAAATGTCTGAAGCCTTGGGCGCACCGCTGCCAGACTCTAAAGAGGGCTTGCCACCGGAGATGGAATACCAGTTGTCCAAGCTCCTTGCGCAAGCTGCCACGCAGGTTATAGCGCAGAGTAAAGCGATGGTGGCTAACCAGCAAGCCCAGCAGAACCAGCAAGACCCGATGATGCAGATGCAGCAGCAGGAACTTCAAATTAAACAGTCTGAGGTTCAACGTAAAGCAGCTAAAGACCAAGCCGACAATGCGGCGAAACAAGAGGAACTGAAGCTTGCGGGGTTGAAGGTTGGTGTTGAGATAGCCAAAGCTAAAGAGCAGTCTGGGCACCAGACAAATCAACGGACGCTTGATTTTAATAAGCACCGCGAGCAGCTTGCGCATCAGAAAAAGATGGCTGAAGTTAAAAAAACCCCACCGGAGAGTGCGTAATGATGTACCCGCAGTTTTCTGATGCACTGGTAAGACGGCTGCGCGAAGATATACACAACTACACAAACGACGCTGCTGGCGGCGCTTGCAAAACATTTGACGAGTATCAAAACCTTTGCGGGGTAATAAAAGGTCTAGCCCTTGCGGAGCGCCATATCACAGACCTCGTAAGACAACTTGAGAGCGATCCAGATGAGTGAAATCTTTATAGGCCAAGATGCAAACAACCCGGAGCAGTCAACAGTCCTACCTGACACACCTGAGCAAAAAGCAAAGCAACTCCCAATACCTTCAGGTTTCCATATGCTATGTGCTGTCCCCGAAATTGACGGGACTTACGAGAGTGGAATTGTCAAAGCAGACGTTACCAAGACCTACGAAGAGCGCCTCACCACAGTGTTATTTGTTGTTGAACTTGGGCCAGACTGCTACAAAGACACCACGCGCTTCCCCAGTGGAGCATGGTGCAAAAAAGGAGACTTCGTTCTGATTCGTCCTAATACGGGTTCACGCCTGAAGATTCACAACCGTGAGTTTCGTTTAATTAACGACGACGCAGTTGAGGGAGTTGTTGAAGACCCACGCGGCATAGCCCGCGCATAAGGAGATAAATCATGGCAAATGAATCGTATAAGTTTCCAGACGAACAAGACAAAGATGCTGCATCGCAACAAAAGCAAGATGATGCGGCTATAGAGTTTGATATTGAGGGCGATGTTGACATTGAAGTAAAAGATGACACGCCTGAAAAAGACCGTGGCTACGCCCCCGCAGGTAACGTAGCAGAGGTTACTGACGAGGAATTGGAGCAATACGGCGATAAAGTTAAGCGCAGAATCAAAGAGATAAGTCATCTTCGGCATGATGAGCGGCGGGCTAAAGAAACGGCTGTTCGGGAACGGGAAGAGCTTGAAAAAGTTGCTCGCAGCCTTGTTGACGAAAACAAACGCCTCAAACAATACGTTTCTACTGGCGAGCAAGCATACGCGGGGACTCTAAAGAGCGCCGCCGATGCTGAATACGAGGTTGCCAAAAAGCAGTTTAAAGAAGCGCATGAGGCTTTTGACGCAGACGCTATGATTGAGGCACAAGCGGCCTTGACTACCGCGCAAATGCGAATGGAACAGGCTAAGAATTTTAAGCCTACCCCTTTACAAGATGATTCTAATGCGGTAGAACAACAATTATCAGTACAAGCACCTGCCAAACCTGATGAGAAAACCTTGCGCTGGCAAGCCAGAAACCAGTGGTTTGGCAATGATGACGAGATGACTGCCGTCGCGCTTGTTCGGCATAAGCAGTTGGTATCTTCGGGTTTAGACCCGCGTAGTGACGAGTATTACACGCAGATAGATGCGCGTATGAAACAGCGGTTCCCTGACTTCTACAAGTCAGTAGGCGATGATGACAGCGCAGATGCTCCCGAAGTTAAAAGATCGGCAACTGTTGTTGCACCAGCAAAGCGTTCTACAGGGGCTAAAAAAATTATTTTAACTACAACACAAGTTAGTATAGCTAAGAGGCTGGGTGTGCCTTTAGAACTATACGCTAAACAACTTGCTCTTCAGGAGTCTGCAAATGGCTGAAAATCGTCTCGCTCGTGAAATGGAAGCTCGTGAAACTACGCAGCGCGTTCAACGTTGGACACAACCACAGGGTTTGCCCACTCCAGAACCGGAGGAAGGGTATTCTTTCAGGTGGGTACGGACGTCACTTCTTGGGCAATTTGACCCAACGAATACGTCTGCAAAATTCCGTGAAGGCTGGGAACCCGTAAAAGCGGATAGTCAACCGCAAATGCACGCATTTTCAGACCCTAACAGCAGATTTAAAGGCAATATCGAGATTGGTGGGCTTTTGCTGTGCAAAATTCCTAAAGAATTTATGGAACAACGCGCAGCTTTCTACAAGAAAGCCTCAGACGATCAGGTACAGGCCGTAGACAACAGCTTTATGCAGCAAAACGACGCTCGTATGCCCTTGTTTAAAGATAACAGGTCGTCAGTGACGTTCGGCAGCGGCAAAAAATAACGTAACATTTAAACAACTTTTAGGAGTTTTACATGGCTTATCCTACTGTTTCAGCACCGTACGGGCTAATTCCCGTCAATCTGCTGGGTGGACAGGTCTTTTCCGGTTCAACCCGGCAAATTCCGATCCAAACGGCACACGGCACCAGTATTTACTTTGGTGATGTGGTTCTCATGTCTTCAAATGGCTGTATTACTACGGCTGTTTTGACTGCGTCCACGGTTAACGTCGTTGGTATCTTTATGGGTTGCAGTTATATCAACTCATCCAACCAGCGCATTTACGGGCAGTATTACCCCGCCCTGACCACCGGCACCCCGGACACTTCGACCGCGATTACCGCATATATTGCGGATGATCCCGATCTGGTGATGAAGACCGCGATTGTTTCTGGCACTACCACTGTTGCACAAGCTACCCGTGCGACGATGGTTGGCGGAAATGCCGCGCTGGTTGTTAATGCGGGTAGCACGACCACCGGCAACAGCGCACATTGTGTCCTTAACAGCACCGCAACCACGGCAGCAATCCCGTGTAAGGTTGTGGACGTTGTGCCTGATACCGCACCGGCTACCGGTTCCTTTGTCGAAGTTCTGGTGTCATGGAACCAAGGCATTCATCAATATCGCCTTGCAACCGGCGTCTAGGAGAATAACTAATGG